CTGCCAGTGTTAGCAGTTCCGCAGGTGTTGGCTTTGGTGCTCTTACGACCAATATGGCTAATAACCAATATACCACAGCTTTGAAAGATGAACTAAATCTGCTGAACGCTGAACTACTCGAATTGGAAGGTGGAAGTAAAGTAGCAAAAGATGCCCAAGAAGCTCTTGAAAAAGTGATGGGCACCAGCACCCTCACCGACAAAGAAAAACGGAAAGCTCTTGAAGAATTGCTCCCCAAACTCGAGTCTCAACCTGAACTGTTTAAGCAGGCTGTTACAGAGATCGGCAATTTAACCGAAAAAATAAATAACAACGTCCCATCTGTAAAAACTCAGGCTGAGCAGTTAAAGATATTGGCAGAAAAAGGGATCGACACAACAGATTCTATCATTGCCCAGATCAAGGAATGGGAAAATTATCGTGGAGTTGTTTCAGGGGATAACTTTGCAATATCGCAGATTGATGATAAAATACTGGAATTGAACAAGACTTTGGTAGACAGTGGTGTTTATACCGAAGCATGGCGGTTAAGCATTGGAAGTCTGGGTGGAGACCTGAATACAGGATTGAATCCGAAGCTGAATGATACTATTGGTCATATGGAAAAAGGGCTCAAAACGTTCCCGAACGTTCAAGGCGGTCTTGAAGGGATAAATGATGAAATAAAGGCAAAGGTAGGAAATTGGATAGATTATTCGAACTTTCTTGGAAATGTAATTGATCAGTTCAATTTTTTCGGAGAAGGCAAAGGTGCTGACGCTGTTAAGGGTGGATTAAACATTGTCACAACTGCTCTTGGGCAATTAAAAGAATTGGGAATAGACCCGACAAAAGCGAGTCTGAATACCATGCTTGGAGCACTTGACTTGACATCTCTTGGATTAATGGCAGCCGGAACTATACTCAATCTTCTCGCTGGAACAGGCGGAACGGTTTCAATAGCCAACAGAGAAATTGAGGAAATGGGCGGGACGTTAAAAGAACTGTACCAACAAACAATCGACGCCAAGAACGCTTTTGAAAGTCTGAACAGTTCTTTTAAGTCTGATGCACTTGAGGCAATGAGGGAAACTCAGGAACGACTCGCTGATATGATAGATTATTTGGAACGTGTCCCAGGTGGTGTCACTAAATTGTCCGACGTTTACAAGAGAATGAAGGAGGAACTCGCTGCGACCAATGAGGAGATTTTACGATTAACAGCTCCTTTTACCCAGATGCGCGAAATGGAAGAAGCGCAATCTGCCCTGGAATATGTTCTTGAACAGTATGCCAAATATCAGGAAATGTTTGGCGAGGCTGCTGACACCTCGGCAATCGAGGCGCTTGTTCGGGAGCAGATCAACAGGCTGGAAGTGATGCGCTCTAAATTAGACCCGACAAGCGCGGCATATGCCGAACTCACTGAACAGATCGAGAATGCTGATAGGGTATTGGCCGGCTTGCCTCCGCTTATTAAGGATGCAACAGAAGCCACAGAAGATAATAGCGAGGCAGTGAAAACATGGAACTCTGTCTGGCAGGAAATGGCGTCCTCTTTGATGGCCGGCTTTAAAGATGCTTTTTCCGAATTTGATGAATTTATGTCATCCGCAGATCAAGCAAAAGAGATGATGTCAAAGATGACTTATTTCAATGTTGATCTGAACACGACAAATGCTGATGAGGCAGTTGCTCAGCTTATGGCGAAGTGGGCGGCATATCTTCAAACGCTTGACAGAAATAGTCCGGCGTTCCGAGAAGGTTTGGCGGCATTCCAAGAATTGCGCCAGCAATATATGGGCTTGACCGAATCGACGAATAATGCCGGCATCATGGCGAATGAATTCGGAAATGATATGCAGGGTCTCGTCTCGCCGACGAATGATGTTGTGAATGCAACGAATGAATTAAATGAGGCGCTCGAAAACACGACGCCGGAGATAGAGGGGCAAGCAGAAGCGACCAAGACTTTAGTGGATGCTCTGCATGACCAGAATTATGAAATAAATAAATTGAATCTGAGTTACAGAGACATGGATGTATTTTTTGGCAACGTTACAGATCAGTTCGACGAATATATGAGTTCTCTTGGAAGATTCGGGAAAGAAGGTTTTGAGGGAACCGGAGAGATGTTCGACGTCCTCGACCGGCTGGAACAGTTTAACATCAATTTCGCTGAAACAAACGTTGATGAGCAACTTGGCCAGTATATTCTGCAGATGAGGGAATTCCTTAATACACTTGATCCGCAGAGCGAGGCATACCAGCAATTGAGTATGGCAATTGATTCATTCACTACACGATTCGAAGCTATGGGGGGAGTTATACCAGGGGCTTTAGATGATACGTCAGACTTGACAGACGTACTTGACGATTATGCTGACCAGCTGCAGGCTGCGAACGAGGCGACCCTTGATCCTCCGATAAGCGATGCGTTTGTGGAACAGGCAGATAATACCTTGACGTACCTGAAAAACGAATATGATAAATTTCTCGGAGATTCTATTACACCTGCAAAGCAGGCGATAGAAGATTCCTTTGCAATATTTAATCCGGCTGCAATAGAAGCCCAGGAAATCCAAAGCGGGATGGATGATGTGGTTAATGGTTTTGACCTGATGGGAGACAGTGTCTCAATCGTGAATCAGTATCTTGATGAAATGCGGGATAAAATTCTTGCAATGCCGATTATACCGACTCCTCCCCTTGAAGGTGGCGGCATATTGCACGGTGGAGGATATCCGACTGCTCATTCCGGTTTCTTAAACAGGGGCGATGAAGTATGGATAAAAGCCCTGAAAAAGGAAATGGTTCTCTCCCCCAGGGTGACTGAAAAATTCGGACATGGAAGGTTGCTGGAATTTAATCGGACTCTCAATCCTGATGTTCTTGGTGGGCGCCATGCTGCAGGTGGTGACACAAGGGTCGTCGTGGAAGTGAATGAAGCGAATCCGCAGACCTGGGTGAAGGTTACTCAGGATAAAATCTATCCTCATATAAAAAACCTGCAGCGCAATTATGAGGCAGAGGGGAATCCATACAGATGAGCACCAATGCCTTGAAATTTGAAACCAGCGGAGGGGATATATATTTTCCAAAATCGTGTATTCCCGAAATAGTGGAAAGTCCGAACCAGAAAATTGTCATACATAAGAATCCAACAGGGGCTTATTATGTGCAGGTTTATAATGACCAATTTATGGAGTTCGACGTTTTAATAAATGAAAATTCCGTTGAGATAATGAATGACATCGATTCTTTGTTGGCTGCAGGTGAGGAGCTTGTTTTTTATCCTTGTTTTGATGCCCAGCCGACATTGAAATATAATGTCATAATCGTCCCTGACATGATTGTGAGAACTTTGTTTTTCGGCAGGCCAGAGGCTTTGCGAAAGACATCTTTTAAAATGCTGGAAAGTTCGAAATAATGTGGTATGATGGAAATATACCTGCAGAATTTGAATCTGCATTGGAACGCAGGATCGGCGGTCATTTTGCTGCGGAAATAGTCTATGATCCCCCAGGTTCAAACATAACTTTCACAGAAAAATATTCTTGCGTACAGATCAGTCCGGTTTCCATTATAAAGGATGTAGACCCAAGCGGTTCTGTTGTTCCGACCCTGCAGGTTATAACCTTTAAATTCAATGACCCTGACGAATACTTTTCCGTTGAAAATCCGAATTCATTTCTTTACGGCATTGATCCGGTCGGGAAGGAAATCGTCTGTAGTCTTATAAACCTGACGGAACCGACTGTGAACAGGATTCCGATTTTTGCAGGACGAATTGACAGGCTGCCGATACTGGAAACAGGTTATTCTTCAATTCAATGCAGCGATAGACGGAAATTAATTCTGAACAAAGTCATAAGAACGCCGGACACAAGTGCAGCAAAAAAACTAATGATCATGAACGCTGCCGGCGGGATGATCGATTCCATCACATATGATGACAACTGGAATTCTCCGCCATTTGAGTTTGAGCTGACCGATGGATCACTCCCAACAGGGCTGACCCTGGCAGAGGATGGTGAAATATCTGGGACTCCGACGGCTGCGGGCGAATCTTCTTTTGTGGTAACCTGCAGGAATGCGGATGGAATAGAAAAGGAACTCGACTGCTCACTGACGATTGACGACACTCCGATTAACGAACACTTTACCAGCGCCGGCGGACTTGGAGATTATACATCAGTAGATAAAGGAACCACCTTTTCCCTCGCAGCAGAAGAATCATGGCTGCGTATGACCATGAATGGAAATTATGAATGGGACGCTGACTCAGATGATGCTCCCCACTTGTATTTAACAGGTGCAGACCTTGCCGGCGATTGGGTCTTGTATGGTAAAGTCAAAAACGGTTTCGATGGTCAAAATGCTAATTACTCAGGGCTGTATTTCAGGCTGGGAACTTATGACGGTTTCATCTGCGGAATAAAATCGACAGGAGTGGCTGGGGCTTTAAAAGCGCAAATCTACAGAGTTTATGATTCCAATGCGATATATTCTGCAGATATTGCAGTGACGTCCGCATGGTTCAAGATAAAAAAGGTTTCGACGACTTATTATTTCTATTATAGGCTGGCAGACTCAGGGTCATGGACTTTGCTGAATAACTATACCAGGGCTGGCACGGTTTCCCAGGTCGGATTTATGACAATGTGCGATGTGACGGGAAACGGATACGGCCAGGTTGATCAGATGTATTTCAAAACTGGAACACTTGCATTTTCTACTGATTCTGCTTTGCCGACAGGCGCCGTCGGACTTGCTTATTCCACGACAATGGTTCCAAGCGGTGGAGCGGGTGAATATACTTTTGCAGTGACCAGCGGAATTCTTCCGACCGGACTCAGCCTTGATTCTGCAACAGGTATAATTTCAGGCACTCCGACAGTCGACAAAAGTGTTAATTTTGAAATAACAGTGACGGATGGTGCAGGCAGCACATTTGCTCAGACTTTCAACATAACAATTGAGGCTGAGCTTTTTTTCTATCCGGCAAGGTTACCGAATGGAACTGTAGATGTGGCGTACAGCGAATCATTCACGACCTATGGCGATGGAACCCTTGATCGGACGGAAATAACAGTCAGCACGGATTGCGGTCTCGGACAATGGGAAATAGAATTTCTTGATAATGAAAACTATGTCGTTAATGGTGCAGGTGTTAAAGATGCATCTGGAAATATCAACGATGATTTTTCAGAAGGTGGAATAACCATACCGGCAACGGCATGGGCTGGTCACTTCATGGAAGGAAATATTATAAAATTTGTGACAGGTGTTTCTTACGAAAGTCAAAACGCTGTAAAAACGATTTATGAGCTTTATATTTTAAGTGGAGTAGAGGCGAAGTTTTTGGATGCAAGTTCTTATTTCGGTGATGTGGAACTTGGAACTTTGTGGGGGGGCGCCTCTGCAGGTGCAACCACGATAAAGATAAAAACCGAAGTCCCTGCCTTGATAAAAGCGGGTGAAACGCTTACAATAACAGAAGGCGAAACAACTGAGGAGGTGGCCATAGAGAATCCTTTACTTGTTGAGTTTGAATCGAAATATGAACTCGGAGAGGAAACGGATGCCTTTTCATCAATTGCCTATATTGGAAATGGAATCTGCATTGCAGGGAAAAGGGCTTACGCCACATATGGCGGATATGCTTTTTATCGGTCGACGGACTATGGCGAGACCTGGGCACCAATTGCCAATCCGATTGGAATAAGCGGAAACAACATCTACGGATTGGCAACTGACGGAGCCGGAATGATACTTGCCGGAACAGGCGACAACGGAGGAGAAATGATTCTCCGGTCAACTGATTGGGGTGAAACATGGAGTATCGTTGTTACTCATGCCCAGGTGCATACTTTGGCAGGAACATCATCAGTCACATCTGTTTTCTCTTTTGTCAATACCTCTGCCAATACTTGGCTGGCATGTCTGAAAAACACAAAAAGTCCAGACGCTGAATCAAAAATATTTATCCTGAAATCAATAAATAATGGTGCTGCATGGGCTGCTTTATCCACGACAGGATTGTTGGCATCAGGAAGGTCTATGCAGAGAATGTCTGATGGGAACATCATTCTCGCCGGAGTTTTTTCGAATACCGGATCGAATCGAGGAATATATGTTTCAACGGACGGTGGAGCAACCTGGGTAAAAAAAGAAGCGAGTATTTACCCATTTTCAGGAATCTGCGAAGCGGGAGCGGGTATATACTTATTGGGGACTATGGATACAGGAAGCAGCCCTCAAACCATTTCAATCTATCGCACAGTTGATAGTGGTTCAAATTGGACAAAAGTATTCGACGCGAGTGTCCTTGGTGGGTATGCTTATTTCCGGAGTATCATAAAAATTAATGATGATCAGATACTTGCGTTTGCTTCTGGTTCTGAACTGGATTGGTCGTATCGTCCGGCGAATGTTTATTTCTCAAATGACGCCGGAGAAACATGGTATGACGGCGGTGAGGTCTTTGAAAATGCGTTCGGCAATATGAATGCCGTCTACGAATGCAGCCTAATTGAGGATAATGTTTTTATTGCCGGATGCCAGCCTGATTCGACGATTTTAAAAACATCCCTTGCAAACTTGTCTGCGAGAATGTTTCCGCCGTTTCTCGATATTCGAAATACGGTTTTATTAAACAGCTACACAGAGCAGGCGGTCGTCACCTGGAAACAGCGGGATGAAACTGACGATGACTATACTTTTGACGAATTTTATAATTTTTGTGATAATAGTGCTTTTTTCCCGAGTTTTACATTTGAGCGGGAAATGACATACCTGCAGGCCATTGAACTTGTTTGTCAACATGCGGGGATATATTCTGCGCAGAGCCTGGGCAAGGAAAGAATGGCCGGCTTTATATCGAGAGCGACCGAAACTCCGCACGTCATCGCAACCAGCGAGATAATCAATGATTCTGTGAATATTGAACACCTCGAACCAATAACAGCAATAGAAGTGGAGTATGGTTATGATTATATCGAGAGAGAGTTCTTAAAAACGCTTTACAACGAAAACGGAGCAGGCGGACAATACAAAAAACTTTCCCTCCCTGGGTATTACGGTGAATCGCAGGTGCAGGCCATCATAGATAATTTATTCGCTGCCTATAATGCAGGGCTTAAACTTATAAATGTTAAACTCGATCTCAGGGGAATATCCTGCTGTATTGGAGAGAGGATTGATATCTTGAATCTTCATCCAAGTATATCGGCAAAATTGGAAATTTATGGAATTGTTTACGATTATAATTCGCAGACAATAGCACTAAAAACAATTAAAAGAAATCATCTGAATGGAGACTGAAATGATCCAAAGAATTGAATTGATACAAAATCCAAAGGACATGAAACTGGTATTCTCCAATATTTATGATTATTGGGTGAGGGACGACCGAGGAAAACTGGTGGCCAGGGGTGCGGGGAAAAACATGGTGGTCACTGCAGGGCTGAATGATTGCCTTGATAAATGGTTAAAGGGGTCGTCCTATACAGCGGCATGGTACTTGTTTCTCAAAGGATCAGGAACAATAGCACTCACCGATACGATGGCCAGCCATGCAGGGTGGAGTGAAATAACAGGGTATTCTGAGGCAGTCAGACAGACGGTGACCCTGGGGACTGTTGCTGCGGGTGCAGTCAACAATTCTGCCAGCAAGTGCGTTTTCACGGCGAACGCTTCAATAGACGTTTATGGTGGCGGAATTTGTTCGAATAATACAAAAGGCGGTTCGACTGGGACGCTGTTAGGTGTTTCAGATTTCGACACGAATCATACCCTGTCGAGTGGTTATACTATAACGATTCAAACGAATTTGTCTGTGGAAAATGCGTGAGCGAAACTATTAAAAAATCTCCGAATGTTTCCAGTTCATCTGACGAGGGTGGTTACGTTTGGGATTATATTGATGAAATACTTGCAAGTGATAATATTCGGGCTTTCTCCAATATGGCCGGACATATGGTGAGTGAATGTATTTATGCATCAGATTTTCGATTCAATGTTCCGGCCGGAGCCACCATAGATGGCGTTGAAATAATGGTTGAGGCGAGATGTGACCCTGCTGATCAGGGCATCGCTTTTATGAATGTTTCATTTTTTTCAGGTGGATATGAGAGTAACAACCTCGCCGACGATGAAACATTGACTACATCGGATGTCAAGAATTATTTCGGAGGATCATCTGAAAAAGGCGGAATCGGTGCATACCTGACTCCTGCCAATGTAAATAGATCAGATTTTGAGGTAAGTTGTTATTTCGTTTCACCGAATTACCTTGGAACCATTGAGGTCGATTCAATTACAGTAACGATATATTTTACGGATTCAGTGGGCAATGTCGATGAAGTTATAGCATTCGTGATTAGTTCGACCCTGGGCTTGGCTGAAACTGTCGGTGGAGGTGCATTTGATTCGTTAAACTTTGAAATCGCCGGCTCTTTGTCTGCGACCCCTTATATAGGATTTCAGGAAACATTGACTTTTGAAATGGGAGCTTTTGCAGAGATGGGGCATACGGCTGAGAAAACAGCTGTGAGGATGGTATTGGATGATGGGACGATTTATAATATTGAACTCCTGCAGGCAGATTCCATAATCGAGGAAAAATATCGCGACAGTATCCAACATCGTTATTCGGACAACAGTGTGAGGGTCTACTATGTTGGGGCTGATGTTAGAAGGTGGAGGCTGCTGATCGTACCGGATTCTTCAACTGTGGGGTTAATTGAAGCCCTCAGGAAAATTGAAACGACCGTCCGCTTTTATCCTGATTATTATCGTAACAAGGGCACCTATTATTACTGTAGGATAGACAATCGAGCACCTCTTTATTATGCTGCGGGGCATTACGACAAGGAAAAATTTCTGCAATTGGTCGTTTATGAAATCGATAACTCGCTTTGAGGTGAAGTATGGAACAATGGCTCAAAGATTGGATAAAGTTAAGGCGTGCGGAAATGATACTTAAAGAATTCGGACTGATCGATTCAAAAAAGATAAAACAGAATATCGAGTCTAAAAAGCTCGAAAAGCAAAATTCCGGGAGGGCAGTCAAGAATGGGTAGGTGGTTATTAATTCCGAATGACGATGGATCCGTAACGGACAGATATATGTATATCGAAGATAATGTGGCCGGCAATCCTGTTATTATTAAGTCTGACTTAGAACGGGAAATTATGCGTCTGCAGGATATAATTTCCAACGTAAATAATAGTCTTGCGATATATCCGCAAAATGCGACTGCTAATCAGATCGAAGCAATAGATGAGCATAACAGGAAAATAAAGGATGAACTTGTCTATTTAAATGACAATCTCACAAGGAATCAAAGCATATTGACCTTATTGGATTCGGAAGGATAATGGCAGTTATAATTTACACTCTCGATAAACCATGGATTTGGGTTGAGGCGGTAGCAGGCGGCTCTCTACCGGAAAGTAAAAGTTTTTATTTCATTACTTTTAATGCCTTTTGTCCGTTCGATAACGGCGCATATTACGGGTACGTTCCGGGAAAGGCATCGAATCAGATGTCATGCGTTACGACTGCTGTCAATAAAAAGATAAAGATGGAAATTTATGAAAAAGGCGGCGGGGTTGTTTCATACTCAAACGTCGGCGGTGGAATCGTCAGGGTACAAACCGATATTGAGCACGGATTGTCGAATGGAGTCTCTGTTTACTTGAGGGGTACAGTAAACTATACTGGCAAGTACACCATCTCAAACGCATCCGGTAATCTGTTTGACATAACGGCAACGTGGGTTGTAGATGACGGAGCGAGTTATTGGTATAATACGCCCGGTATTCCAGATGAACCAACAGGGTTCAATGGTAATTTAACAATATATCATAAATGGGATTATTATTCAATGCTTCGTGGTGACGGAACAAAGTTCCAATGGTTAAATACGAATAATCCGATGTTTTCGTCTGAATGGCGATATCCTGTTGGTTCAGATTATAATAACTATGGGCACAGTCGATGGGGAGGGTCGTATTATTATTATGGAGCAGTGGAATCATATTTAACGACAGCAGCTGACGGGTCAAAATTCAGATATTTTGACTCGGTAACGATTGACAATATTAATCACCAATGGAACACTACTACTTTGTGGGAACGAAGCACTAATGGAAGTGTTTGCAGCAGGATGGCTCATCCCGAGATTGCGATGAGAAAATATTCCGATTCCGCAGGGACTACCGTAGCGTATTCATTGCCTGTCGGCATGTTGGAAACAGAATCGGCAGCATTGATTTATATAACAAATTCGGATTATTTAAATCAGTGGAGATATGTTGCGGCTGCGATCAAGGCGGGAGGTATAATTGGAAAAAGCGCTTTGTTGTTTTATGACAGAGTACTCTCGGCTACGTCAAGCGACGATTATTATAACCAGAAACTGATTTTACGTGGTTGTATTTGTTCGCAATCAGCAACATTTAGTACTCCCATTGAATGGTATGACAAAAATTTTACTTTCATCCATGGTCGTGTGGGCAGTGGAAATTTGTCGTCAGCCATGATCCAGTTTACCAGTTCCTATTTGTTTTTTGAACGATTGAATGATAGTTATTGGAATAATCCTCACCTCTCCGTCAAGAACACCAGAATAGACGTGAATGGCGATGCTTATGTTTATGATAATATAAAGGTTATAGCAAATTTTACGCCATATAATACTACTACTTATCAGGGGACTGCTTACGAACCTTTGAGTGGATATATTATCTACGGTGCATTGTGGAAACAGAATAACTACACACAGATGATCCGCTATCCGGACAATAATGATTATATACGTAATACTAAGCTCAATTATTGCTCGATGATAACGACTCCTTCGTCATACGGAACTCCACAGGTATTTGAAATGACGGAGATCGAATTCGCCCAAATACAGAATGATGCGGCAAATCAGGCCTCCGGTTCGATATACAATTTTGATATTGCTCTTGAGTATAACAATACTATGGCTGGATATGTTTTTAATAAAGTATGGAATTGCTACAACGTTACAAGCCTTGAGAGAAGCAACAAATTAATACGAATTTTATTCAGGTATTCGCCCTCGTCAACTCCGCCGGATTATGGTGTTGGATCAATATTCATGTTTAACTTTTTTTTTAATATCGACATAAAAGTAATGAACTCGGCCGGCAGTCCGATATCCGGTGCCTCCGTTTCAATAATTAATTCTGCAGCCGTTCCTAATATTTATACGGCTTCCACGGGAGCAGATGGAACTATAACAACACAAAACGTAAAATGTTACACAGTCGAATACGATCCGCTGAATACTGATGGCTATACTTGTGGCGGAGCTAATTATAAATTTTGGTCGAAAACCACTCTGATGAACAATATCGTAATAAGGATAAAAAAGGAAGGGTACGAACCATATTTGCTGAATATTAGTCAAGTCTCATCAGCAAAAAATTTAATCTTTTCTTTGAAAAGAGAATCGGTAAGAATTGATCAGGAGCAGGCGTCACTATGAGATACCGATTGTCCGAAATTGTTTGTGTGCTTGGAAAGTTTGATACTGGCGCGACAGTTACAATGGTATTATACGATCCTGCAACAGAAAGTATAATTTCATTAACGGCAGGTACGTGCAATGAAATAGCTTCTACAGGTGTTTTTAGATGGTACTCAAGCGATATAATCATTCAGCCTGTTTCGAGAACTGTTTATCTCTGGATTATGAGCGATGGAACTATGAGTCAGTATGGCAAAATTGAAATAGGCGGATATCCAGACGATATTTTGAACGCTGTCGGTTCGATAGGTTCCGGAACTGGCGCTGCTTTAAATTACGCTGCTCAAGCCTGCAATGTTTCCGGCGCTATAAAGGGAATCGGTTTTGTCGGAGTACAATCTTCAGGCACTTATTTAAGCACATACGCAGATGACGGCATAAAGCACCAGATCACTCATTCCGGTAATGCTATCGATATTGTTTATTCCTTTAATATTGGCGCGGGAAGAAATGCATCAAAAGCCGTCCTAAAAGGCTATCTTTTAAGTTCGAACGACACTATAACAGTTCAGGCTTATAATGGATCAACATGGGACACGAGAGCCATTATTAATGGTCAAAACACGTCAACTAATATTACCAAGGACATTGCCTTACTTCAAAATCACACAGGTACCGGAACGGAAGCGGGATGGGTTTATCTGCGTTTTGTGTGCAGTGGAATGACTTCTCCTGTTTTGTATATTGACGAATTGCTTGTTGCCGGAGCCAACATAGGATTGACTGTTGGATATCTTGAGGGAGCCGTCTGGATAGACTCAATCAAAGGAGAGGCCGGAACTACAGCATTCGTTCACGGAACAGCGGACAATCCTGTTGCCTCGTTAACTGACGCTCTTGCAATATGCACTGCAATTGGATTGAGTAAATTGAAAGTAGCTCCTGGTACGCTAATAACTCTTTCGACAAATTCAGATAGTTGGATATTTTCAGGAGGCGGGAAGGTCGACCTGAACGGGCAGTCGATTGCAGATTCGAATTTTGAAGGGCTTTATACTATCAGCGGCATAGGAATTGGTGACGATATTTTCATAGAAAACTGTGGCATCGGGAACGTAACTCTTGAGCATTGCTATCTAAGTAATTGCCGGATGAAGGGTACTTTTACTACGGTGGCTGGTGATGTTTACTTTATTATGAATTGCCGAGATTGTAACGAAAGTGACGATGTTCAGACCTTTGTCTATTCCGCCGGAGCGAAGATAATGCTCCGTAATTGGGCGGGTGGTGTCAAAATAACAAACATGAGTGCAGGTGATGAGTTGATTCTGGACGGCGCCGGAAGGTTGATAATTGATGGTAGCTGCACGGGAGGTTCTATAACGATACGTGGAAATTTCCCTTTGCCCACAGGATATTCAGATTTTATCGAGGCGGGTGGTAGTATAAGCCAGACCGCAAGATTCGCAACAGATCAGATAATGGCAGACGAGCAAGGAGTAACCGATCTTAGAAAATACCACAGATGTGAGCAAATTATCGATCCTGACGAGGACACTCTTACGTTGAAAGACGAAGATGGCAATGTTTTAATGGTATTCGATTGTTATTTAGATAAGGACGGTTTAGTGTCGGGAACTGATGGTATAAAAAGGATGGTTCCAAGGTGATCAGTTATTTTCTGAACAGATCTGATATGATTCCGAGTCCGTCCGAGGACTTTGAAATTTTATTCGATTCGGATAGTCCGTTTGTCTTGGAACTAAACAGTAACGAATTGTCAAATCAAATAATCGAGGCAACCCTTGATATAAACGTGGAAGAAACCAATTATTCCATTGACTTTGATTATAATTACGAGGTCGAAGGTGAGCATAGCAATTGAGCAGTTTGAAAAGGGCTTCTGTTGGGATTTTAAGATTCACATCACCAACAGTAGGTTTACAACAGGAAATTTGAGCGGAAGTAAATTTCTGACTTATCTCGGGATAAACCTCCTCTCTACGATAGCCGCAGGTGGTACTGGTTATACTTTTGATGAGTCGCTGACAAAAGTTACCCTTGACATACATGTGGAAAAAGCCATAACTTCAGTATTAGAGACGAATTCCGTTTTGGATTTGTTTATCGAATGGCAATATGGCGCAACTCTTGAACATTCAAAAAAAATAATAGTGAAGGAAGATGTCACAGTCAGATAATAGATCGGCAAGAGCTGCTATGGAAGATCATTTCGAAGTCTTGAGGATGCGTTTAGAAACTCTCGAAAGTGAACTTGCAAGAATAGACGGTGAGGTGGGAAATATATGGAAATTATTAACAGGCAAAGGCAACGGAGGAACGGGAATGTGCAGTGAGGTACAAAAAATATCCGAATTCGTTGTGAACTGGAAGGATAGACAAAAGCAAATCCGCAACGCGATCATTGCTCAGGGTCTTGTGTGGGCAATTACCACTGCGATTGCAGTGTGGAAATTAATACTAACATCACCACCAAAATAGGAGGACTCTATGGAATTTCAATTTCCTGAAATCGTACTAAGCGTACTGGCTCTTTTCGCGCCGATTGTCATCGAATGGATTGTGAGGTATGTCAAACAATCGTGGTTGAGGTTCCTGATTGCGGGAGGGCTGTCCGCAGTGACTGCTCTGGTGACAATGGTCATTATGGCTACTCCGATCAACCTGCTTAACATTCCATTATTTTTCACCATCGCAACGGCTGCGTTCCATCTTTTTTGGAAACCAATGTGGAGCCGGAAAGCAAGAAAGCGATAATCAGCCATGCAGACCTGCAGAAGTGCAGGTCTTTTTTTTTGCTTTGCAGGGTGGAAAGCAGGTGGTTTTCAATCCCCTGCATTGGATTTCCTGCTCGATTATACAGTGCATGAACGAATTCCTTTCAGACATTTTGACCGTTCAATATGCACCTGCAGCAATCTCTCCAGCCGGCAGCACTCTATCGATCAGCACATTTTGCGCAAAAGTTTTTTAAAATTTTCTTGACATTTTTTTAATTTTTTTATATATTTTAACGTCGCAGGATCAATATGACCCTGAGGCCATTTTCTTCTCCTTTATTGTGGATGGGGCTGTTTCGTCGCAGCCCCTCCAGTTCTTTGAAAAACTGCAGGGCGATTGATTCGGATACTTCATTCATTTGATGAAACCGAAAATTCCGAATCGCTGACTTCCCTGCTTTTAAAATATAAGCTGGGCGCCTGTTTCGGTTACTTCGGCAGAAAAAATGACCGAGGCAAAATATTTCCCAGCTCCCATTTTCCGGTGCGTCTTTATCGGTTACTTCGACTCAATATCGAGCGGTCGGTGGTTCGAATCCACCTCAGTTCTTAGAATCTGATAGCTCAGTGGTTAGAGCGCTTAAACCGATGATAAAATTTCACCGGAGATTTTCGAAGCCATCGGAAAGTCTCCGATGGCTTTTTTAATTTAATGAAGGAGAAAAACACGATGAAACCTTATTACCAGCAGGATGGCGTCACAATTTACAATGGCGATTGCCGCGATGTCATGGCGGAACTGCCTGATAATCTGTGTAGCCTCACGGTCACTTCACCACCGTATAACATGCGAACCCGCATAAGAAACGGCGAGTACACAACCCGCGAGAACTCCGAGCATTTCAGTAAGAAGTACGCGCACTTTGGCGATGATTTATCAATTGACGAATATTTTGAATTTCACAGTCACGCCCTCCGCGAAATGATGAGAATTTCAGGGCTTGTATTTTGGAACATTCAAATTGTCACAGGTAGCAAGGAAGCCGTTTTCAAAATCATTGGTCAGTTTGCGCGAGAACTAAAGGATGTAATCGTTTGGGATAAAGGTCATGGTCAGCCAGCCATGCACAACGCAGTTATAAACAAGGCGGCTGAATTGATTCTGATTTTCGAGAAAGAAGCGTCAGCAGGTAGAGCATTTTCAAAGTCTTATTTTCCGCGTGGTGAAATGCCAGATATTTGGCGCATGAAACGCGGCGATAATACAGAAGGTCATGGCGCAACATTCCCGCTTCACTTGGCACAACGAGCAATTACTGGATGGAGTGCAGAAAATGAAACCGTGTTTGACCCGTTTGCGGGAACAGGTACGAGCCTTGTAGCCGCAAGGTTATCAGGCAGAAAGGCGATAGGCATAGAAGTCTCTGAAAAATATTGTGAGTTGACGGTCAAACGTCTTGCACAACAGCCGCTCTTTACGCCTTCTAACAACCGCTTGCACATGGACGCGGGGGATTCTCCCCGCCAACCGAGTCAATCTACACTCGAAGGTTTTACTCCCGCCGAGCAGGGTACTACACCCGCCCCGCGCAGGTAAAGCGAACCGTTAGGTTGCTAAAATTATGTTCAGTTATTACGGCAGTAAGAGCAAAGTCATTCGTCACTATCCAGCCCCGCAGTTCGGGAAGGTTATCGAACCATTCGCGGGAACGGCTCAATATGCCTTGCGGTATTTTGACCGCGAAGTTTTGCTCGTGGACAAATACGAAGTGATTGTCAAAGTTTGGAAGTGGTTACAGCAATGTTCGCCCGCCGATGTTCTGGGCTTGCCCCGCTTGAAGTTTGGTGAAACGACAGACCAATACAATTTTGATTGCATTGAAGCGAAGTGGTTTGTAGGCATGATTATCGTAGGAGCTCCAAGCCAGCCCAAGAAAACAGCAAGTAAGTGGAAAACCGTAATCCGCCCGAACACACAAAATTATAAGTTGCAATTTGCCGCTGATAACCTTTGGAAAATTCGCCATTGGGAAATCAGGCAGGGCGATTACACCGAGATTGAAAATCAAAAAGCGACTTGGTTTATTGACCCGCCATATCAAACAGGCGGGAAGTATTATGTCCACAGCAAAATTGATTATCCGTCACTGGCTCAATGGAGCTCCGAGCGCATGGGCGAAGTCATAGTCTGTGAGAATACAAAAGCCGACTGGTTGCCTTTTGTCCCACTGGTTGAAATGCATGGCAATCGTTACCGCACAACCGAAGCGGTCTTTACGTTGCCTAACAACCGCTTGCAGCCGACCGCCTTTGGCGTGGGTATGCAATCCGAATTCCCCCTGCCTGGCAACTCGCCAGCAGATGAATCGCCCGCTACACACGGCGGCGGCTAAAGCGAACCGATAAAATTTCACCGGAGATTTTCGAAGCCATCGGAAAGTCTCCGATGGCTTTTTTAATTTAATGAAGGAGAAAAACACTATGAAAACCAATTTTCCCCAGAATCGAAAAATCGTCACTCATGAAGGCGGAAGGGCTGTCCGTATTGATAACCTGCAGCAATTGAGACGGTCTGTCATGGGCTGCCTGTTATGGGAGGACACCTTTTATGAATCCGGTCAGGAGATTGCAACCAGAATCAAAGACTTGATCGCTTTGCTTGTTTCAGAAGGAAAAGCAAAGGAAGTCGCTAAACTTGCTTTTGATGCAAGGCACAGAATGAATCTGAGACACGCTCCCCTGCTCATGTTAAGCATATTGGCAGAGCAGGCGAAAAACTTTGCTTTGAGTGGATTCGTTTACGATACAATTGCCAGGGCTGATGAACTTATGGAAATCGTCGCGATTTACTGGAAAGTTTACGGACGGAAGGGGATCCCGAAACAGCTTAAAAAAGGGATCGGTCTTGCCTTTGCAAAGTTCAACGAATACCAGCTGGCAAAGTACGACCGCCAGCGCGACATCCGGTTGATCGATATCATGAGGCTGACTCACCCGAAGCCGGAAAATGAAGAGCGTAGCCTGCTTTATAACAAAATCAAAACAGGCTCCATGGATATTCCTGACACCTGGGAGGTTTCTCTGAGCGCGAATGACGGAGTTGATAAAAAAACAAAATGGACTCGCCTGTTGCAGGCAAATAAACTTGGTGGACTTGCATTGATTCGCAACCTGCGGAATATGGCCGAAGCTCATGTCGATCCTGAATTTATCATCAATGCCTTAAACAATATGCAGGTCGACCGGATATCTCCGTATCGATTCATTGCTGCAGCAAGAGAGGCACCTCGCTTTGAACAGGCTCTCGAAGATGCATTTTTCAGGTCTATTGCAACAGCCGGCGAATTTAAGCTGCAGGGCAAGACGTTTCTCCTGGTTGACGGTTCCGGTTCGATGTTTTCGAAAATGAGCGGAAAATCTGACATGAAAAGGGTTGACGCTGCTATTTCCTTGGCGGTTTTACTTTCCGGTCTGTGTGACCATTTGATTGCCGGCGTTTTCGGGGACAAATATCACGAAATTCCGCTCCGCAAGGGATTTTCCCTGGGCGATGCAATACGCCGGAAAGTGGACTCAAATTCAGGAACGTATCTAATGGAGAGCATGAACCAGGCAGAGGCAAAGGGGCTGCTGACCAAAGACCAGCGGTTGATCGTCATCACGGATGGACAGACTCATGATGATGTTTCATTTAAAGGCTTTGATCGAGTTTACGTCATGAATGTTGGCACCTACAGGAATGGAATCGGTTACGGAAATGTCGTGACCCACATTGACGGATTCTCAAGCGAAGTGGTCAGGTTTATAATTGAGAAAGAACTGCACGGCTGACCTGCAAATTAAATAAGGAGACCAGGCAAGGGGAGCATTCGCAAGAGTGTTCCCCTTTTTTATTGGCTGCAGGTGTTCAATAAAATATTTTAAAAAAATTGCATTTTTTTCAAAAAAATTAAAAAAAATACTTGACAAATTATAAAATATTTAATATATTTAATCAGATGAAAAAAGAAATAAAAAAAGGAAATAATAAGATGAAAATTTACAGAAAAAACAACAAGATCGAGTTCAGTAGCAGAGCCAATGCTGAAAAAGTTTTTGAGAGCAGAATATTATATACAAAGTTACACATCATCGTAAATTTTTACGATTGTGAAGAAACGTTCACAATGATGAACGAATTAGATGCGATTAAAGCAGAAGCCTTTTTAACAGAACTCACAAACTTTTAATAAAGGAGAAAGTCATGAAAAACTATAAAATGACCGCAGACGAAATGATCATCAGCAAGGGCGACCTGAATATCGCTGCCATGCTGCGCAAGACCGGCGGCAAATTTTTTTCGCTGACCTTCGAAAAGAAAGATGGCACTATTCGCCACATGGTTGCCAGAATCGGCGTTCGCAAAGGCGTCAAAGGAACCGGCACGCAAAGACCTGAAAATATCTTTACGATTTTTGATATTCAAAAAGGCGAATTTCGATGCTTTGCTGCAGAACGTTTGATTTCCATAAAATGCGGATGGTGGGAGTATACGCCGAGTATGGACGTGAGGGATTGGAACAGTCAGGACGCCATCGTTGAAAAACGTGAAGAAGAGGCACGAGAGGCTGAATACCAGCGCGACCAGGAAATTCGTCAAACAATGAAACGGCGCCTCGATTATTATGAGGCTGAACGCTGGCTCTATCAGGGATAACCGATAACCAGGTGCGGGCTTTGTCCCGCACCAATTTAACAAAGGAGAAAACAATGGTTAGGAAAGATAAAAACGGAACCTGGGAGTGCGTCAGAACCCAGGTTGTCGGACGGAGACATAACAGTTTTTGACGCTGACAATCCGCCGGCAACCGTCACATTCTTGTCCCTGCTGTTTTAAAATATTTTAAAATTTAACTTGCATATTTTTTAATATTTTTTAAATTATTAAAAGAATTAAATAAAGGAGAAAGCGACGATGAAAAGTTATTATTTCTATTCCAACAAGGCAGGAGGTGGTCATGAAAACCTTTATTCGTGAGAGTGGTGACTTTATTGTTTCCGACAGTAAGGCATTTTATGAAAAGGCTGCAGCCTTTTATTCAAAGCATTTCTGTACTACCAGGTTCCAGGAAGTTATGACGGTTTTCGGCTTTAATACTCGGAAAGGAATCATATGGGTGAATGTGGTCGCTATGGGGTCGCTTGATGAAGCTGTTGTTAAGCCTGCTCAAATTTTCAGAACTGCAATCATAAACGGAACTGCAAGAATCGGTCTGGTACACAATCATCCAAGTGGAAATACAATGCCATCAGAAGAAGATAAATCTTTGACTGACGTTTTTGTCCAGGCAAGTAAATTCCTGGGAATTGCTGTTCTTGATCATCTTGTAATAGGCACGAACACCAAAAAACCATCCGGCGAATATTACTCATTTTCTGACGCCGGCATTTTAAAACAATAAAGGAGGTTACTATGTATCATCGAACGATTGATTCTACAAATTGGATCGAGAATCACAAAATCAGCCTTGAGGCTTTGGCAAAGCAGGCGCCGAGTACGCTGGCCGTAAGAGGGGCAAGCCATCTGACCGATAAGTATGCACCGATTTCGACGATTGACGTTGTAAACTGGCTCATGGATAAAGGGTGGGTCGTGACCCATGCAAGGCAGGTGCAGCAGAGGGAGGATACGGAGGAAAGGGGATTCCAGAGACATATGGTGAAACTTGCTCACCCAGACCTTATTCTCAATGAAGAATTTCTGCAGGCGGTTCTTATCAATTCATTCGATGGGCGAACAAGCTATCGGTTCAGCTTCGGAATCTTTAGACATGTATGTTCAAACGGCATTGTCGTCGGAGATCAACTTGGAAGTTTTCGCCTGAAACATGTTAAGGTCACGAATGCCGAGGTCAACGAAATTTCAAACAGAATGCTTGGAGGTGCTCCGAAAGTGGTTAAGCAGATCGAGGACATGCGCAACATTGAATTGACGGAAGTGGAAAAAGGTGTTTTCGCGCAATCAGCCATGAAAGCGATTTACGGAGATGACCAGCCATTCCCCGCGAACAGGCTGCTCACAGTACGGAGATATGCAGACCGAGAAGATAATTCATTGTGGCGGACTTTTAATATCGTCCAGGAGAATGCTTTAAAAGGCGGGATTCGTTATTACAAAAATGACGAAAGCGGACGGCTGAAAGCCCACACGACCAGGGCTGTTAAAAACATCAAGAGAGATGTGAATCTCAACCAGGCTTTGCATCAACTTGCTGCAGCAATGATCGAATTGAAAAATTAACCAGGCGCCAGGGGGGGGCTCTTTTTTTGCGAGGTGAATAATGGTTAGAAAATTAAAAGGCGGAGTCTATCGGGATACGTCGATTGCAGGCTCAGGGAAGTATTACCTGACGGACGGCCAGGGCTGCTTTACAATATATTTCGATTCAGCGGATGGCGCCAGGCGGTTTTTTCGTGATTATAAAAAATCTGGTACAAATGAAATAGTGGACTGCAGGTTCTGCCGGCAGGGAAGCAAAGCCAGGATTTTTGGTTCCCATTTAAGTGTGACCTCAGATATTCAGGAATTCCATTTCTGTCTACGTATAAAGGCAAGGATCTCATTTTTCTATTCGAAGGATACCAAAGTTGTCGAATTGAGAAAAGAAAACAGTGAAGCCCTTGACGATATCAATGTATACTTGAATGGAAAGTTGGTCGCAGAGATATTTGAGGATCATTTGCTGCGTGAAGTTTTAAGCGATAGCCAGGCGGTGAGGTACAAAAAAGGCGAGAGGTTTATTGCAGTTGACTTCCCATCCCTGAAACTTGCTGCCTTTAGAACGTTTTAAAATAATTTGAAATATTTTACTTTTTTTTGTATATTATTAAACCAGCTAACTAACCAAAGGAGTAAATCATGGCTGAAAAACAAAAACCGAAAATCGAAAAGACAAAAGGTCTGCAGGTTTCCAAAGCTGTTCACCGGAAACTTGTCCTTGTCTGCGAACGTGAAGCCAAGAAGATCAACCAATATGCGGAGCAATTGCTGCACAAAGCATTGGATGAGATCATTTCGGCTAAAGGTTATTAAGGAAGATGATTATGAACAATGCAAAGGATGACGTAAAGCAGGAAGCAACGGAATTGACATCATACCGGCAACAGGTCGAGAATGTCGAAAAACAGGTAACCGGAATAACCATAACATCCGAAAACCAGGGAACCGTTATTGACTTTGTTTCCCTGCTGAAAAAATCGATCACTGAAATCGACCAAAAACGCAAGGATGCCATCCGGCCATTGCGCGAGAAAATTGTCCAGACAGAGGAACCATACAAGATACTCTTGCAGCGGATCGAGTACGTGAAAAACATGGCTGAGCAACAGTTAAGCAGGTTTTTGATCGAACAGCGGAAGAGAGCCCAGGAAGAACTTCAACGTCAACAGGCCGAAGCCAGGCGCCGTGAACTGCAGGCAATCGCTTCTGGAAATGTTGAGGAGCAGACTGTCACCATGCCGGCGGTTCCAAGCGCAACCATCGCGAAACCGTCAGGTTCTATTGCTTCTGCAGTATCCAGGCGAACCGTTGAAATCGAGGTCGTTGATATTGACAAGGTTCCCGATCAATATATCGTGAAACAGGTTGATCTGGCCAGGGTGAAAACTGTAGTGCTTTCAGGAATCGTGAAATCAATACCAGGGCTCAAAATTGAAATCATCGAGGGGATGAGTGTAAGGGGGAAAAGATGATCAAAAACTTGAGTTTCACCCAGATTTCCATGTTCATGAAATGTGGTGAACAATATCGCAGAAGATACGTCCAGGGCGACCGAGTTCCACCAGGGGTCTCGCTTATCAAAGGCAGTGCGGTCGACAAGTCAGTTGACCATAACCTTAATAATAAGATCGAGACCGGTCAATTATTAGAACCGGAAGATGTTGCGACCATCGCAGCGGAAACGGTGGAAACCGGTTTCGTGGCCGGCGTCCTGCTGGATGATGAAGAAGCGAAGATCGGGATAAGAAAAGTTAAAGGCCTCACAATTGATTCTGCTGTGCTTTTAAGCAAGTTGCATCATGCAAAGTTTGCACCTGTTATCAGTCCATTGCGTGTGCAGGCAGATTGGGAGCTTGAACTGCAGGGATACCCTTTTGGGCTGGTCGGAAAAATTGACGTCATTGAAACCGATGGAACCGTCAGGGATACAAAAACAACAGCAAAGTCACCCAGCGAAGATACTGCTGAAATTTCTGATCAGCTGACGATGTATGCGTTCGCGATGGAAGAATCGTTTGAGCGAGACCCTGGCCGTCTTTACTGCCTGGATTATCTTGTAGATTTGAAGGTGCCAAAAACGGTTTCGTTAAAGGCACGTCGAACCCAGGCACAGATAAACGCTTTTTTGCTGAAAGTGGAAGCGGTTTCCTCTGCCATAGAAAAAGGTGTTTTCATCCCGACAGATTCATCTAATTGGTGGTGCTCAGCCAAGTGGTGCGGATACTTTAAATCATGCAAGTATAGAAAAACGTGAGGTATAAAATGATGGACGATGCAATAAAGAAAAAAGCGGAGGGAATAGTCAACCGTGTTATGAATGAAGAGTGGTCGGCGATTTATAGTTTTATCCAACCAAGAATCGAAGCTGTACAGCGCAAAATCCTCGGCTATAATGTTGTCGTAGCATCCGTCGAAGATTATTTTGATGGTGCAAGGAGAACAGATGGCGAATTCAGAATCAAACTGATCGAGAGATTTGTAAAAAAAATCGAAGACAATCTTATAAATGCAGCAACTAAAACGGAGGTAAAAAATGAATGAATTGATGAAAGCCGGTGAGGTTCTTGTATCCAACCAGGCGAATGAGCTCTCGACAACCGCAATGCAGTCAAACAGCGTGACGGAAATCCTCGGCATGATCCAGGTGGCCAAAGCCCTCCCCAGGGGCGAAATGACCGCTTATACAAAAATCATGCACAGCTGCAAAAGAACTGCGTTCGCGGAGAAAGCGAGATACGCTTTTCCGAGAGGCGGAAAACAGGTTTCAGGTGCAAGCGTCAACTTGGCCAGGGAGATGGCCAGGGCATGGGGGAATATCCGTTATGGAATGTATATCGTCAGGGATGACGATAAAAGCAGGCTGATAAGGGGATGGGCATGGGATTTGGAAACAAACACAAGAGTTGAGTATGAGGACGATTTTCTGAAACTGATCTATCGGAAAGAGGGTGGCTGGGTGGTTCCAGATGAACGTGATCTCAGAGAGTTGACGTTCAGGAGGGGCGCCATCCTTGTCAGGAATTGCATCCTGCAATTGATGCCATCCGATTATATTGAGGATGCATTGGTGGCTGTCAAAAAGACCCTTACCAGCAAAGCAGCCAAAGATCCTGACGCTGCGAAAAAGGCAATTGCTGCCTCATTCGTGGAACTCGGAATCGGCTCAGAAAAAATCGAAAAGTATCTCGGTCATACACTTGATGAGTGTCAGCCTGCGGAAGTTGCAGAGCTCAGAGCAATTTACCAATCAATGCTGGACGGACAATCAAAATGGGAAGATTATGATAAAAAGCCTGCAGGCGAAGAGGAGTCAGGTCTGAAAAAGGCAGCGAAAAGTAAAAAGGCTGCAGCGGTGAAGCCGGAACAGGTTCCTCCTCAAACCGATAACCAGGCGGTTCCCATTTTGGGGGCAGATTATGTCCAGAAGTTTAACCATGATCTCACGGCTGCGTTCAATGGGCTGAGCGAAAACGGAAAGATGAAATTTTTGTCTGACGCCGGCCTGGAAACGTTTGACGAATACCTTGCAACCTTGCGGGAGCGAAACGAAAAGATCAAAGATGCGATTCTGAAAGTTTTCGCAAATTACAGGACGTCTCTTTTTGAATAACCAGGGGGGGCAACCGTCCCCCTTTAAATAACGGAGGAAATATGGTCACAGATGTTGTCATGGTCACTTATGTATTCAAGGATGCAGAGCTTAAAAAAATGCGTGATGATGTGGTCGCGAAACTGATCGAACTCGAACAAATAAAAGGGCGCCTCGACCAGGTGAAGAAAGAGGAGGGTGGCAAAATTAATGCCCTGCAGGTAGCCATCAATATGCTTGTTTCTGCTGTTGCACGTGGAAGTGAGGTCAGGGAAGTGCAATGTGAAAAACAAATCGTTCGTGACATGTTTGTATTCACCGACATTCAAACCGGAGAAACCATAAAAGAGGAGCTGATCCCCAAAGGGTATCAATTTGATTTTGATGAACAGGGGGCTGAGGTTGACGATTGAAAAAGTGATTGGAAATTTACAAAGGAGAAGTGAAATGAAAACGTTAAAGTTCACGGTTTTATTCTTTGCTGCAGTATTGATTTCCTGCGTTTTTACTGCCTGCAAGAGTGAAGGTGTTGATCATGGCGGATTCAAATCGTCGTCTGTGAACTATGTCGACAGCACGGACATCTATGTAGTGCAGACTGAATGCAACGATGGAACGACAGGCATGGGGTCTTATAAAAATGAAGAAGATGCCCTTGATCGCGTTCTCGACGAGATGCACAATTGCAACGGTGAGTAGATAATGATTCCGGCGTGGCGAAATGTAGACGCTATGAGGGTAATATTGAGGAACTGTATAACCGCAATTTCGGGAAAGCAGGGTGGGACAATATGACTTGTGCAGAGGCATCCCAAAGCCGTGTAGGTTCGAGTCCTGCCGCCGGATTAGTATTTAATCTATGAGGTGCAAATCGCTTTGCATTTCATTTAATGCAAAAAAAGACAAGCAAAGGAGAACAAAATGAGTGAGTGTTTTGATATCGAGCTTAAGGAGTATAGGATCAACGAGTTAAAGTGCATCAACGGCACGTCTACTCTTGAATTATCTAAAAACGGAATTGTCATCAAAAAGTTCGAATATCCTACATATAAAATATGGAATCTGGCTGTGCACTTTGAAGATATTATTGCCGGAATCGAAAACGGCAGCGAAGAAGCGTGTTTTGCGATGGCAGGATCAACAGGACTTGCCGAAGGAAATTCAATGACAGAGACTGAAAAAAAAATCATCTTGTTGATAGATAAAGTAATTGGAAGCAATCCAACATACGTCAATAACCCAAATGGTCATGATTATTGGGAGTGTCCATACTGTTCATCAAGTGAGAGGGTTTCTAGAGACACCAACCTTTTATTGGGGGATATGAATCACGATGAAGATTGTGCTTATATACTTGCTACAACTATTCGGCTTGAAAAGAATAAAGTAATAACAGAGTACAGCACGATCGGGAAGAAAATGAATTGTTTAGAGATTATAAAAAGATTTTTAAAAAATAACGGATTCGATGGACTGGTAAATGACGGTGAATGTGGTTGTGAATTAAGCGACTTGGTTCCATGTGATGATGATTTCAGTCTTTGTTTGCCCGGATACAAAGTAATTCCTCCTGATGATGTAGACACTGAAATGGATTATTTTATTTGCACAGATAAAGACAGTAAACCGTGGGAATGGATTTATTAAAAAGTGGAATTAAGATGATCGGCAAAGAAGAACTAAAGACTATCAGGACATTGTTTTATATTCTTATAGTCCTGTTGATTTTAATGTGTCTTGTTTCGAGATGTGCGATTAATCCATTATCTTCTGATAATCTGGAAATTCACAAGAAAGCGTTTCAGGGTGAACTTTTGCCGGATTCGACAGGAGGAGAATAAAAAGTTGAACGAATTTATAAAAACAGACGGATTTACTCTGACAAGAAAAAGCTGGATAAAACCGGATCGGTTCCAAAGATAAAAGGATGAAAAATGATTCCGACTAAATGTATATCTAAACAAGTCTGTAGACATAATATTGGGAGTTCGGTTTGTACCAATTGCCCACATGCGGCATATTACGGCGAAGGCATTGACTTTTGCGGCAAGACGAGGCGCTGGGTATTTCATCCGATTCATGGAATGACTTTTTTCAACAAAAGCGGAAGGGCAATGAAGAGGCAGCCTGACAGGTCAAGTCCAGCGATGAGAGTTTTCAAAAAATGGTTAGAAGAAAACTTTGGAGAAAATTAAGTTAAATTGGATGCAAGTATGACTTTGGCCGAAATCAGAAAAAAGTATAAAGTCCCAGCATACCGAGGCGAACACGTAACGGTTTACGTTCCAATGGTGGGGAAAGTTGATGGTGTTATAGTTGGCGCAAGGGCATGTTGGATTAAGATAAAGATACCTGATTATGATATATGCCGAAATTACAACATTGAAGAAATTAAATGGCCTGAACAAAGCAAGGAGCAAAGAGGCAAGCATGAAAATAGATTTTAAGGGTCTGGAATATTGCATCCTTGTCGTCTTGGTTGTTCTGGCAGTTATTGTCTACTGTTGAGGTTACCATGGATAATACTACAGACCAGGTCAGACTTGATATTGATGCAGAATTTAAAGAACTGCGGATATTTGCTTATAAAGTGAATCAGTCGCTCATAGCATTCTCTATGGGCGGTGGTGCTATCCCCCCCCAAATGGCTGTGAATAATTATACCAGGGCTGTATTCCTTGCAACCATGCTGCAGAGAATAAAAATCAACCAGCGGACGACCAGGTATGACGAAATCATCGATGTGATTTGTTCAAACATCTATAGATTAAAAAATGCCTATGGAGGTAAGAAGTGATGATCCGTATACCGACAATGAGTGTGGCGGTTCGAATATGCAGTATCTGCGGGAAGTCTGGAAAAATGTTTTATAAGCTGGTCGACGGTGGATATGCATGTCCGCAGTGCATTGACACCTGGAAATTAACGTTAAAAAATAAAGGAGAAAATATTGGATAAGCAAACCAGTAAAAATGGTCACGGAGTCTATTGGCGCCTTGACAAAAGGGATTTCGGCGGTGATTGGAAAACATTTCTCGCAAAAGTAAAAGAGAAAAAAATTGCTACATACCAGCCGGCTGAAATGGATGAGGAGAATTTTTGGTATAGTTCAGCAGAAGAATTTAAGCAGGTCAAAGAACTTTACCAAAAACATATTGGAGAAATTTTAAGGCAGGCAGAGTCCGATAAAAAAGCAGGTTTTGAACCACTTAAAAGACGATGGAAATGGAGCGTAAAAAAATGATAGTAAACGTTAATGAATACGATGGCAGTTTCATGATTGGTTTGATTGTTCAAAACGCAGAAGATTCAACCATGTTGGTCAGGTTCGGGATGAACGCAAAAAAGAGGGACATGTTTTTTATCGTCAGGGCTCCGTTAAATAAAAATGTAGACTGCAACATGATCTTCAGTAAATATGAAGAAGGGCAGGCCACAGTGGTTAGAAATAAATAAGGGGAGCAAATGGAGGATCGCTTAATAATAGGAACAGGCTGGTATGCAGATGAAGCCGGCCATAACAATCCCCTGGCGTCAAAAAGGCTGTACCAAAGAGATTGGCTGGAAACATGGTGGCGTATTAATTTCCATAGATTAAAAGGTGTGAACTTTATACCTTTTATTTATGAGAGCGATTGCCCCATAACTTTTGAAGAACATTCAGGATTCTATAAAGGTGATTCGTTTATCGGAGGGTGGATAAAGTCATCACTTGAAAACAGAACTTTTACCAGGTACTTCGACCATTGGAATTCATTGGTGTTCGGTGCTCTTTACGCTTATGCGAACCATGCATATTTTTTGTATGTAGAGCAGGACTGCCTTGTTAAAAGTATTATCGGAGTATTGCATGAGGCATTTCATTCAGACAAAAAAATGTGCTACGGATTCGGAAAATGGTCATATGAAGAAGGCTGGGCTGAGAACTCACTTGTTTTTGTTGATCGAAGTTTTACTCATGAATTTGCTGCACGGATACTGGCCGGAGACCATCCAAAAACAAAAGAAAAGGAAGAGGCAGTTTTTCATCAACTATTCAAAGACGATGCCCACTTCTGGTCATTTGGTTATGGCAGGCACCACGAATCAGTAAACTGGAATGATGAAACGTTTTACTTACAACAGGTCACAGACCAGGAAATTGATAAATTTGTGCAGGCAATAAAATATTAATTTGCTTTTGTTGAACCATTCTTTTAATTTTCAAAGGCTGCGGAAAAGGCTTTGTGAACTCAAAAATCTGCGCGACTCCCTCAAAAAAACAAACCGCAATCTTTCTCACACAATTGGTCGCGCAGATTTTATTGAGAGGCGATGATGATGCAAATTAAACTGCAGGGCAAAGTGGGCAAAGGATTGATCGCGATCATTGACGATTGCGATTATGATGTTTGCTCAAATTACAGATGGATGGGTATACTCAATGGGGCAAGAACGACCGTCTATGCTGTTAATTTTTACAAGGATGAACAAACTGGTAAAACGATGGCTCTTTTTATGCATCACCTTATAATGGGCAAGGTGCAGGGCAAAGAGATAGACCATATAGATCACAACGGTCTGAACAATACCAGGGGGAACTTGCGATTCGCAACCAGGACTGAAAATATGCGGAACATGAATCCGAAGCGGGGATGTTCAAGCAAGTTCAAAGGGGTGAGCTTCAATATTAAGTTGGAAAAATGGCAGGCATTGATTCGCATCGGCAGAAAACTTGTTCATCTTGGATACTACCTAAGAGAAGAGGACGCTGCAGTAAAGTATGATATCGCTGCGTTGGAACACTTTGGCAAATTTGCAAAAATAAATTTCGACAGGAGCAGGTATGACGGAATACTTTCCCCACGACTATCACTCTTTTAATGATTCGAGGATAAAGATAATTGTCAGAAGGCATGGTGGAATCGCTTATGCTGTATTCTGGCGAGTTGTCGAGGAAATGCACATCAGCGATTCGCTCTTGGCAGTTGACCAGGTTTTTTATGAAGCCCTTGCAATCGACCTCATGACTGAGATTAATTCAGCAAAGGAAATAATAAAGTCATGCATCGAGGTGGGGCTTTTTTATTTAAAGGATGACAGACTTGGAAGCAACAGGGTAGACCGGAATAAGGAGCGGAGAAGTGAGATTAGTGAGAAGCGGAGCCAGGCTGCGAAAAGCAGATACATAAGATCCGTCGAACCGGTGAGTGCAACAAGGAAGATTGAAATTTCCGCTCCGACGAACGGCCAAATGGTTACGGCTGCATATAAGGTGGCGCCGGCAGCAAACAATGACCAGGGAACAGGGGGGAATGGGGGGCTGCAATTGCAAGCAAGTGCAAGCAACGGAGAGCAAATTCCCCCAAATAAAAAGAAAGAAAATAATAGTAAAGAAGAGGATATTCCTCCTAATGCAGTTTCAACAAATAATAATAAAAGAACCAGGGAGCAGAAAATCAACGAAATTCTCACCTCTCATAATCCTGAGATAGATGGAGCGGTGGATATGTTCGCAGACCTATTATACGAAAATATGCCTAATATTTTCAGTGGGCTGCAGAAGAATTATAAAGAAAAATGGAGGGTGAGCATTGCCGATCTCATACTGCAGGGTAAAGACATTGAAGAAATAAAAACCGTCATCCATCATTGTTTTGATAAAGAAAAATCCTGGTGGGCAAGGACGAAAAATATCCGAAGCCCTGCGAAGTTGCTGGCCAGAACAAAAGGGGGGGACGGTGTTTTAATTTACCAGGTTCTTTTAGAGGAGATTGACGATGGAAGAAAACCAAAGCCAGGAAACAAGAGATACATACCATCAGCCGGAAAACAGCCTGCAGCAACCGGAACAGTCAAACCAGGAACATGGTGACCAGCGGAAAAAATATCTCAGAGAAAACAGCAAAAGGCTGATGGATGAATACCTGCAGAAACTCGGAATAGGCAAGTTGTTCTGGGAAGTCAATATGGAATTAATGAGACCGAAACAGCAAGTCATGGAATATTGTGAAAACCTTGCTGCAAACATCGAGTCAGGTGTCGGGATGCTTTTAAGCGGTGGCCTGGGAGTCGGCAAGACGACGATATTATCGTTTATCGCTAAAAGGGCATTTTTATTGGGAACCATAACAACGAACGATCTTGTTTCAAGTTGCTGGTATACTCCGAAATATGACCTGCAGTTTAGAAAAGTAAATCAGCTGTTTCACGCAATTGTCACAAAAGAATCTCTTGAAGATGTAAAAAATTGCGACCTGCTGTTGCTTGACGATTTCGGAAGTGAGTATCGGGCTGAATTCCCTGCAGCACAATTGGAAGAAATCATGGATTTCCGTTATGCCAACAGGAAAGCAACCATTGTGACGACCAACATAGCAAAGGAGGATTTCAAAACTTTAACAGGTTATGAAAGAACAATCGACAGATTTCGAGATTCCAGAGTTTACAGATTTGTAGAAATTTCAGGAAAAAGTATGAGAGGCAGAATATGAGAGAAATGACGATTCCAAACATTGAGAAGGTCAGTGAAAAGGAATGGCAGCGCAACATTGCCCTTGTTATGAGGGCGGACGGTTATCCGACCGAAGTGATAACTGAATACCTGGGCATCACTGCAGGTCAAATCCAAAAGTTGATCGCATGTGACCAGGGCATTATTTGGGAATATGAGGTTCGAATAAGGGCGATACTCAAAAATGAGATGCTTGAACTGTGTGGTCTACCACTTGGAACCATGAAAGTCTGCTCACATTTTAACCGATGTCATAATGGTAAAAAGTGCAGGGCTGGCCTGGCTGCTGCGGGCATGGTAAAGCAATTCCCTGACGCTGTAATTTATGGTGAAATGTATGAAGTTCCTCGCCGATCCTTTATTTCTTCAAAAAATAAACCTGCTGCAGGATGATCGGTTCACCTGCAGGTTTTAATTAAAAATGAGGTGGTTCTATGTTTACAAAAGTTTTTGCAATTGTCTTGATTCTGGTGACCTCGCTTTTATCACGTGAGTGGATTGCGGTCTGGGAACCGAACAAGGAAACTGATCTTGCCGGCTATGAAATATCAGTATGGAGTGAAGGCAGCGAATGGCAGAAAGTTAAACTTGGAAACGTTACCGAGTGGCGGTTTCAAGGTGGTGACTCGGTTGCTGCAGTCCTGCGGGCTTATGACCAGGTTGGAAATGTTTCTCTACCGAGTGAAATGGCAACAGCACGATACAGACCAGGGCGACCCCAGGGGCTGGATTTCTTTTATTGTGATACTTTGGAAATTCCGGTTCCTTATGAAGTAAAAATTGAGATTCCGGTTCCTTACCCTGTTCATGATACGACTATAATTCATGACACTTTGAGATTCTGGTATCCGGTGCCTGAACCGTATCCTGTTCATGATACAACTTACGTCACCAGGCTGGACACTTTGATTCAGACCGTTATAAAGCCTGACGATGACACTCTTTACGTTGATCTGCTGCGGAAAATTGGTATGAGCGGAGGATTTTATGCCGACGAACAGACTGAGAGGATCCTCGATAAGGCACCAAAGGACGGAGAGGAGACCCTGCTTATCATTAAAAACAAAGTCGAGGTCACGAATCATGATTTTGACCGTTTCAGAATTCCATTTATCGGAGCATGTGCGGTTTCAGTTATTTTGGCCGTCGGACTGATCTTTGGGAAAAAATAAAAAAATAACAATTTCAGAGTCAACGCTGAATGCAAGATTATTTCTTCTACAGAGCAGGGTTGACCCTGACATCGCCTCGATAATTGCTGATATCAGGGTCATACTGCACCATCTCGGATATGATGAAATGATATCGTCGATCAATGGTTTGATCGATTATATTCAGTGGAAACAACGTGACGTAAAGCCGGAAGTAAATCCGGATAAAAATTTACGGCTTTGCAGCGTTTGTCGGAACTATTGCCACAAGTCAAAAGTTGCCCCACACAAGTATTCCAGGAATTCCGATGGAAGAAAAGTTGCGGTCTATGTTTGCTTTAAATGCAGGCTGTTAATATCCAAGAACAGGTGACAAAAACCTGAATAAACTTGCGAGGGGAAATGGAAGATTATTTTATACAGCACGGTGAAATGATTATGAAATTGATGATTCCGATTGAAACCTTTGCCGCTATTGTTTTTGTTCTTTACATCAAATATTTTATCATGTTCTGCAGGGCTTTTAAAGGAGGTGATAAGAATGCTGAACAATGTTTATCTGATAGCTGTTCTTTTAATATTTTCGAATTTCTGCGACGGAATTCGAGACAGCGATTTCAACATAGGCCGAAGAGCAAGTTGGATTTCATGGCATATGGTAAAATGGGCATCGACCTGGACGATCTGGGTATTTCTCTTTCTAATGCTATGGCCAAACTTGCTGCTCATGATTGTGACTGCTTTGCTTTGCAAGGCAGCGTTTCACATCGGAATAAGAATAAGGCTCCCGCGACCTGTCACAATAAACAAATTGATAGAAAGAGCAAAAAAGGGGAAGCAGAAAAAATTGACGGTCGCAATGGTAAAAAAATGGGCTCTCACTCTCCCGAATCCTTATGACAAAAAAGATGCCGATTGATTATAAAAAATAAGAGCACTATGCCAGAAATGCCATCTCAGTTATGACGCGAAACACCATGCAATACATCCGACTCAAAAACCTGTTTCGCTTTTTGAATACTTAATTAAAACATATACAAATCAAGGGGATATTGTTCTGGATAACGCTGCAGGCAGCGGAACAACAGGGGTCGCTTGCCTTAATACCAGGCGCCGATTCATTTTAATAGAAAAGGATGGGGAGCATTTTTCCACCATCGTTAAACGATTAAAACACCATGAGCCGAGGTTATTTTAAAATGACGATTGAATCAAAACTCGACATCCTTATGTCAAGATACGTCAGGATGAGGGACGTTAAAGCGACAGGGTATTGCATAACATGCGGGAAACCGATAAATTACAATGGATGTGACGCCGGCCATTGGATCCCAAGAGGAATCATGGCGACCAGGTGGCACGAGGATAACGTTCACGCGCAATGTGTAACCTGCAATCGCTTCGGCGGAGTGACGACGAAAATGTATCGTGAGCGATTGATGGTAAAAATCGGTAAACAGAAAGTCAGGGAACTCGAAAAACTGAAAAGGACTTTTAAGAAATACACAAGGGATGAACTGGTCGCCATTGGTTCTGAACTGGAAAAGAAAATCAAGGGGCTGCTGAATGAGTAAACTTGCTGATGAATTTATACGAAATTTCCTTATATTTGGAAATAACCAGTATCCGGTTCCCCAGGGCGAAATCGCATTCGCATCTTCCAGGCGGTGGCGCCTCGATTTCGGGTGGATAAAGCAGATGATTGCTGTTGAAATTGACGGAGGACAGTTTGGAGTAAAGTGCGGAAAATGCAAAGGAACCGGATTCAAAATATTCGGAGGTCGTGCAACAGGCACCTGCGATATATGTCACGGAACCGGAAAAATTGCAGGCAGACACCAGAATACGAAACGACTGCAGGATGATTTTGAAAAGCATAACGCTGCGACCGCTAAAGGGTGGAGGGTATACCACTTCTCGACCGGCATGATTAGAGACAAAAGGTATTACATCCCTTTATTCAGGGCTTTGAGCGGGCTGCAGGTTAAGGATGACGAACTGAAAAAACCGGAAGGAAAATGAGATGGCTGGTCTTGAGAAACTGAAAATATTCAAAACAAATCCACGACACGTCTGCGTGGGCTGTGAATTTTTTGCGATTGAATTAAACATAGTTGACACGGTTCGCACACTTTGCAAATTCCCGAATGAATATGGTGATCAAGTCACAATGGAGCAGGTTCGAGGGTCGTTTTTAGTCAATGTGACGGCTCCATCATGGTGTCCAAAAAAGAGGAATAAAAATGATCAGGAAGATTGAAACATGCGGATTCTACAAGACGAAAATTACTTTCGCAGTCAACGGAGGAGAAGATTTTGTTTTTGAGTATGACGACAAAGAACTGGCAGCGTTATTCACAGGCACGAAATGGCATCTTGATTATAATCAGGATATACATCCCTCAACTCAATGGTATGATAAATTAATTGTCAACCTGCACGGTGGTTATCAGCCGAGACCAGGTGATGGCAGGAGAATCGTTGCCCCTGAAATAACCAGCCATACCAGGCGCGACCTCATTGTTCTGCTGCTCAGAACTTTGCTGGTTGAAAAAATACCTGGGGACATGCTTGAAGTCGGAGTATATCGGGGCTGGTCTGCAGCGCTCATTCATCACTACATTCCAGAGCGCGAACTGTTTTTGTTCGATACCTTTGAGGGCTTTACTGATCGATGCCTTAAAAGCGAAAAACAGGAAACCGGATGGGATTATCCCCAGGGCGAATTAAGTGATACCAGCCTCGAGATTGCGATGAAAAATGTTGACGCCGAAAATGGAAATGTTCACTGGTTCAAAGGTTATTTTCCAGACACTTGGCCGGCTGAGCTAAATGACCGCCGATTCGCCTTTGTACATTTTGACCCTGACCTTTATGAGCCGATTCATAAAGGGCTTGAACTTGTTTATCCAAGGATGGTTCGACATGGAATGATCCTTGTTCATGATTATATGAATTTACCAGGTGCCTTTAAAGCAGTCAACGATTTTTTCAGTGATAAACCTGAGGTCGCCATACCAATGCCGGACAAGACGGGGTCTGCTTTAATCGTGAAGGAGTAATATGCCGATTTACGAATATATCTGTAGAAAGTGCGGGACTGTTATTACCGATACGATACTGACCCCAAAGGTTATACCCATTCCCCCTGCAGACTGCAGGTGCGGAGGAATGTTTGAAAGAATAATTTCCCCATCATCTTTTGTTTTAAAAGGTGAATGGCCTGGAAAAACTATAAAGGGCAAAAAATGACAAAGAAGAAGAGTTTGATCAAAAACAGAATCGTAAAATACGATGTGAAGCCGGCTGACCAGTTTACGGCCAATCCGCATAACTTCAGGCGCCATCCAGAAAATCAGCGTGACGCTGTCCAGGCATCTTTAAAAAAGATCGGCTGGATAACAGGGGTGATTGAAAATGTGCGAACCGGAAACCTTATTGACGGCCATGAGAGGGTCATGCAGGCTCTGGAAAATAATGATGATGTCCCGTATATCCAGGTCGACCTGACAGAGGATGAAGAGAATCTGATGTTGGCGATTTTCGACAAAATGACCGAAATGGCTTACGTGGATGAATCTATTTTTGAAGAGCTGAAAAGCATTTTAAAGGTTGATGATGAAATACTTGCCGGTCTGGTCGAGAGCGTCAACCCTTTTGTTGGTGAAGGCTTTGCCAGACCGGAATTCGATGGGCTGGTTGAGAATGTGGCTGACAATAAACCAGGCATCAGCGCAAAAAATGGAAACTGGTTTTATGTGGAATATTATGGAGACGATGATCGATACAATAAATTGTCGGAAATGCTTGCACCATTCATGGCAGCCGATAAGCAGTTGAATTCTGATAAATTTTATGAAATGGTGAGTGCTTATGTCAATGCAGGGTGAACCAAGATTTAAAAGGGTCAACGTCTGCGGGGAATGCCCTGCCAAGTGCAATACAAGAACCAGGTGCTCATCGGCTAAATTAACTCCACGGTCTTATGGGGGGATAAGGTTTACAAGTGACGGTTTTGATTGCGCTTTGCCGGTGAGCATGGATTCATTTTCCCATTGTTCATATGGTTGCGTATACTGTTTTTCAGATAACACCATACAACATAGAGAAGCGTCTGCAGCCCACATCGGCGAAACAAGTCTAAAAACCATTGAGAGATTATTCGCAGGTGAGCCCAGTGCATATGGGGATCAGATAAGAACCGCCTTAAAATATCACGATCGGAATAAAAACGGATACCCTTGCCCTGTTCAACTTGGCACGTTAAATGATCCGTGTGACCACATCGAACGTCACCGAGGGTGGCTGCTGGAATACATCGACATCGCAATAAAATATCGTCAGCCAACAAGGATTTCCACCAAAGGAACAGTATTTCAGCTGAAAGAATATCTCGATAGAATTGCAAAGGCGCCGGAATTATTCTGGGTCGCATTTTCAATTATAACACCTGACGACTCTTTGATTGAAAAAATTGATTTACTTGCACCTAACGCAACGCAGAGAATCAAAACAATGAAAGCCCTGTCAGATGTCGGAGTCAAAACGTCTCTGCGGTTTCGGCCTATGCTGCCAGGGGCAAGCGACAAGACGAAAAGATATCCAAGAGCGTATAAAACACTCATCGAGATGGCTGCAGAAGCTGGGGCATCCGCAGTCAGTTATGAAGTCGCTTTTGTTCCTGGGAGAATACCTGCGAAGCTGAAAAGCCGATGGCAATACCTGCAGAACGTTTTAAATTTTGACCTCGCTGCAGAATATAGAAAATTCGGAGCTGCTCACGCTTGTATGCGACCTCCTTATACGTGGACGGAAAACATTCAGCCTATCAGATAAATTCCAGGCTCCGAGAATACCATGATATTCTATTAAGGTCAAAATACAATACCAGGGGGAGCAAGGATGTGAGAGCAATTTATAATGACATCTGGAACGGGAATCTGAAGGTGGTTTAATGGCAGGAAAAAAGGCACCAAAAGCAGAAGTCGAAATGAGGATAAGACTTGTAAGAGACCTGATTGTCAGCGGGGTCGAAAGCGACGACCAGATTCGCCAGTTGCTGGAAACCTATTATTTACGAGAACGGAATAAAGTCCTTGCAATATCAAGGCGCCAGGTCAGAAATTATATTGCCATATGTTACCGAAATTTAAAGCAGGCTGCAATGCATGAGGACTCTGTTGCTTATGAGATGCTCTTAAATAGAAACCTGGAAATTTACCGGATGGCCAGGGCTGCAGGGGAATTCTCTTCTGCGATTGCAGCGCTCAGGGAAATGGCCAAACTGCAGGACGCTTATAAACAAAAAATAGACCCTGAAACTGTAGAGATGAAAATAGTGGAAATCCTTGTCCGAAAAGAAGATGAAACCAAGTCTTTACTTAATTGAAAAAATAGACCAAAGCAAAGGGAGGGCAATTCTAAATCTCCACCCTGGCCAGGCCAGAGCGTGGAATAGTCAAAGACGATTTATCTTTGTCCTTGCCGGAACCCAGGGTGGAAAAACAGAATTCGCTCCCTGGTGGATGAATAGGGAAATAATGCAACAGGGGAGCGGGGATTATATGGTTGTCTCCCCGAATTATCCTTTGCAGAGCAAGAAAGTGACACCTGCCTACAAAGATGTCTTTGAGAAAGTCCTTAAAATAGGCACCTATAAAAAAGGTGACAGAGTTCTTGAAATAAGAGTCGGTGATATAAAGGCGAACATTTTTTTCAGTTCTGCCGACAATCCAGACTCACTTGAAAGCGTGACCGCAAATGCTGCTCACCTGGATGAAGCCGGCCAGAAGTCTTTTAAGCTGGATGCATGGGAGGCAATACAACGGCGCCTCGCAATTCACCAGGGGCGAAGCCTCGCGACGACAACCATCTACAACATAGGCTGGCTTAAGACGGAGGCTTATGATCGGTGGGCTGCAGGTGACGCCGATTATGATGTCATCCAATTTCCAAGTACGATGAATCCGGCGTTCTCAAAAAATGAATATGAGAGGGCAAAGCGTATTCTTCCAACGTGGAAATTCGACATGTTTTATAATGCAGTTTTCACGCGACCTGCAGGGCTCATATACAGCTGCATTTCAGATTCTCACAGAGTTCCATATTTCCATCCGCCTGCAGACACCAGAAAATTCAGAGGTGTTGACTTTGGTGCAGTGAACCATATGACCATATGGTTATTTGAACAACTGGTAGACGATGAACGGAAATCGATCTATTACGTTTATCGGGAGGCGACCCATTCAAATTTAACAGCAAAGGAACACGTTGCAGAATGGAAAAAACTTGAGAAAAATGAAATCATCGCCATCACTGCAGGCGGTTCAAAAAGCGAATCGCAATGGAGAAATGAATATCGGCAGGAAGGAGTCGGCTTTGTGCCTCCAAAATATAATACTGTTGAAATGGGCATAAATGATGTATATTCTTTAATAAAAAACGACCGACTTTATATCATGCAGAATTGTCCACACGTCTGGGAGCAACTAAATGATTATTCCAGAGTACTCGATGACCAGGGTGAGCCGACAGAAGAAATTGATGATAAAGAAAAGTATCACTGGATTGATGCCCTCCGTTATGCAGCGCCTCATCTTAAAATAACAAGCGCCGGCGTTGGAGGAGAAACAGCTGATAGGTGAGAAAATGAGAATTGCAGGCTTTGAAATAACAAGAATAAAAAATCAGGAAACCATGTTGCCGGCCGGCCAGGTGCATGGCAAGGCAAGCGGAAGCGTTTCCATCCGTTATGGAAGTTATTCCTCAAACGTTCCAAGCAATTGGGATATGAGCGTCTATAGAGCAATACGCCAGGCCATTCCGTTTGTGGACATGGCGGTAATTCAGCTTTCAATGATGGTCGGACAATTTTCTGTTGAGTGCGAGTCCGATGCTGATCAAAAGTTAAGCGATGAATTTTTAAAAAAGGCAAGAGTCAACTTTTTGTCTTATGGAGTTTCAAACTGGACGAAACAGATGGTTGACTCAACCCTGCACCTGGGCATGGGTATAGGCGAAATAAATACGACCGGAGACCATTTGACGAATGGAATACCTGAGAACATCAGATTCATAAAAGAGGGTGAAGAATACATTCTCGGATACCAGCAACCACAGACATCGCAGACCGTAGTGGTTGATCCCGACAAGTGTTTTTACAGCACATTCGTCCAGCGTGATGGAAACCCTTTTGGATACTCTATTTTTTACAGTTGCCCATTCGTCTCGCAGATGTACACGATGCTACAAGAATCAATGTACAATACAATCTGGCGGTTCGGAGACCCATCCATCGTCTCTATTGTGATGGGGGACAAGGACAACCCAGGTGATAAGAACCCTGAGGTTCTGAGCGGAATAATTAAAACAGGGCTGCAGGACGTCTACCAGGCACGCAACCAGGGCAAGGTGAAGGATATGCATCTTTACTCACCAGGCGGATATTCTATAAAATTCCAGGCTCTTGGTGCAGACGGAAAAACGCAGATGTTCGACTTCCACTTCCCATCGCGGTTCCTTATTGAAAGCATCATCACGGTGACCCTGTTGCCTCCGTATAGGTTCGCTCTTTACGATTGGAATTCAAACTATCGTATGAGCACAGACCAGGCCGAAGCGTTAAAGGCGAATATCTATTCGTACCGAGAAACGATGACGAACATTGCAGACCGGCTGATGTATTACTTTTTTATGTCCAGGAAGAGAACAGGGGCAAAGTTCAAAATCGTGTGGCCTGAAATTGATTGGACTGATGCAAAAGAATCAGCTGAAACAAGGAATCTTGACGCCGAAACTTTGGCGACCATTGCTGAAACATATATCAGCCTATGGCAGAACCAGCTGATCAGCGATAATGATGTTTACGATTCCCTCATAACCATTGGAGTTCTTGGTGAAAAAACGAATAAAGATGTTTTCATCAAAAACATTGCAAAGTACAAAAAATTGATTCTTCTGAGCAAAGTCCCTGAAAAGATTGCGGGTGCAAAACGGCTGCAGCAATTAAAGAGGTACGCTGATGAGTCATAGTCTAAAAATCCTCGACGTCATTTTTTCCCTTGAGGAACCGGATGCCCAGGGGGAATGTGACGGAGAAATAAAGCAGGCAGATTCATCGCAGAAACAGGCATCTCTTGAACACTTTTGGCCGGAATTCAATAGAATGGCCGATGCCTATTTTTTAGAATCCGTGGAGCTTATTGAAAAAACAGAAATCAAAATTCTGCGTGAACTCGGCCTCCCTGACATTGACCAGGTGCGCGAGGCTTATCTTTTAGATGAAGAGCCTGGCGAAACAGGCTCATGGGAATTCACCGGCAAAAGGCAGGAAGCGTATAAAGGCATCATAAAAGAATTCCTCATAACCATGACCGGAACGGCTGCGTTGAAATCGGCAACCTTGATGACTGACGTGATGCCCTATACCGAAGCGATTCATGTTGATTCCTTTGGCATGGCGGTCAATAAATATAAAAAGGTATTTAAGAAGAAACTCCCGAAGTCGATAGATCCTGCATTCCTCGACCAGGTGGTTATAAATTTAAGGCAGGACAATCCACGTATTGCAAAGCTCTATAAAACCGCAGCGAAAAGGATGAGGAAAAAAGTCGTCAAGGAAAATTACAGAGGGATGGTAAAAACTCTGCTGGACAAGGTTAAAACAAGAAAGAGCCCCATGCAGGCTGCAAAGTTGCTCCACAAAAGCTGGGGGGGCGACTTGGCATATTGGAACAGGCTGGTAAGAAGCGAAATGGTTCTTGCCCAGAATGAGGCATACAAGGAGTGGACAAAAAAGGCTGTTGTCCTCTACAGTGTATGGCATTCTCAAGCCGGCTGTTGCGCTCTATGCAGTTTCTTTGACGGCTGCAAATGGTTGATTAATGAAAATCCTTGGCCGGTGAGCGATACCCATCCTCATTGCCAATGTGTCATAGAACCGTCCTGGGAAATTTTGGAAGGCGAATCAATACGCGACCGATGGGATCGGCGGACACCTTATGAACAGGCAATGAGCAAGGAAGAACTGGAAGCGTGGAGACGCTGGTATGGCAAGGAATAACTTGCATTAGAAACCAGGGCTTTTTATATTAATTCATCGTCAGCCTCTTTTACCGAAATCCCTCCTGCAACCTAACTGCAGGGGGGATTTTTTTGTCCAAAAAATATTTTAAAAAAACTTAAAAAATATTCAATTTTTTAAAAAAAATACTTGACAAATTATTAAATATTTTATATATTTAAATAGTTGAAATAAGCAACTAATAACGCTGTAAAAAAATAAGGAGAACTAAAATGCAAATGCGAACCAGGTCAAACCAAATTATTCATGAGGCCGTCATGAACCAGTTAAACAAGCTGGCGGTCGCCCAGGCGAAAATCGGAAATTGCGAAGTCACCAGGCTGGCCGAGGTCATAATGGAAACAAGTTTCACCGAGTTGAGAGTTGCTTCTGAAATAGTTCAACGACTGCAAAGGCTGCAGGAACATACGAAAAATTTATGCGATGACTTGTTTTACATCTACCTCTCATCTGTCATAAAAACGTTAAAGGATGAAATTGTTGAACATGCAGGCGAAGCCGATTTGCACATCCAGATCAAGGCAGCGAAAGCCCTTGTTGAAATTTATGGGGATGCTTTATTAGCATGGTAAAATTAACCAGGGGGGCATTTTAACAATAAAGGAGAAAAAGAGATGAAAACATATAGTGGAATAAAAGAAGCGGTTGAATCAAAGCTGCGTGATGTGCAGGCGGAAATTGACGCAAGAATCAGTCTGGTGGAAAAGGAAGATTTAAAAGCGATAAACTGGGTCGAATTTTTAAAATACTCTGAACACCTTGTCAGATGTTGCGAAGAACGCAGAATCCTGATAAGCATATTGCAAGAGGAACTCATGGCCGTAAAGATAACTCAGATCATTAATGACGTTATAGACGAAGCGATGCATGAACGTTATATGTACAGAGTTGATATTGAGGACGCGACCAGGGTGACGGTGCTTAAAGCCCAGCGTGAACTTGTGAAACGGTTTTTGATGCCTTTAGTGGGGAGGAAATAACGATGATGAATTTCGGATATTTTTTGGGCAAGGTAAAAAGGCTGGACGACTCCGCATTCCTTAACCAGGGCGGACGCTGCATTTGGAAATGGGTCTACGATAACGTTCGCACGGTCACCGATACATTCTTTGAAATTGAGGAGGGGAGGGTGCGGTGAGCGAGTTAAGTGCAAAGCAAAAAATTTTCATAGAGGCCGTCAATATGGAAATTGCAAAGTTGAAATCAGTCCTTACCAGCTATGGCATAAAAAGAACTGATGAATGGGACGATGGGGTAAAGGAAACTATGAGGTGGGTGGAGTTTTATATACGCTGGTATGAACTGCCTGAATTTGAAGTTATTATTGAAAGTTTGAAAACAAGAATGGGGGAACCAGGATGAAATGGTATATTGTGAAATTGCCCTATGGAATGGCGAAGATTGAGAAACGCGAGTATCATCCGCAGGCTGATGCCGAGTGCGGTTCTGAAGATGAAGCTGTGAAATGGTGCAATAAGAATAAGCTGCAGGTATTCGACAAAAACGCTTTAATAAAAAGTATAAGGAAGGGAGATAAGAAATGAAGGAACTGCGTGAATTAATCAAGATGTGCGGGAACATGTCGCAGGCTGCAAAATTCCTGGGCTGTAGTTATATAGCAATGCATTCCTGGGCAACCGGAAAACGAACTCCGAGTGAAATGGTAAAGAACCATATTCGACTCGCGATTGGTTATTTGAACCAGGCCGATGAACTGATCAGGATGGCAAATGAAATTGAAAGATTGGAGGGAAAAAATGCTGCGAACTATTTTTGAAGAAAAAGACGTCGCGACTATGTAGCGGCTTATCTCAAGTTTTTTCGCCATGGCGCGAGGACAGGGATTATCGTGGCACCCGATAGATTTTGGCAATGCGCTCTATGCGCAAAATATCATTTTTGCAAAAAATGTCCTTTAGATAAGTATAAAACTGATTGTAAAATGACTCCAGAGCAGCGGGATATTATTTATTATTCTGATAACCTGAACGATAGGCCTAATGTCGTCAAAATATATGCAAGTCGCGTTTTAGGTCATTTAACGAGATTAATGAAAAAGCATTATAATTGCAGGAGGAAAAATGACGTACTCTGAAAAATGTGTGATGAGCATTCTGAGGAATGAAGGTTTCAGGCCGATGGCTTATACGGATCAATATGGTCTGGTGACAATCGGTCACGGAATAAGAATAACGACGATGCTTAAATTCAAATTGATCCCCCAGCCGGCAATCGCGGAGAATAAAGAGGTTGCTGCGAACTTTGTTAAAAATCTGTATCTCACCAGAAATTTGAGCGAATTGATTGTCCGTTATATTTTAACGGAATTTGAAAAGGAATTCACGGCGAAATTGGTTGCTGCAGGTTATTATCCGCAACTATGGCCACAGGATGCATGGGATATTCTTATGGAAATGGCGTATCAGATGGGAGTCGGTGAAAAGTTTGGTAAGTACGGAGTCCTCGGATTCAAAAACGTTATCCGGCTGGTCAACGATTCGAATTTCAAGGCTGCAGCGGATGCAATGCTGGACTCCAAGTGGGCGAGGGAGGATACAAAGCCCAGGGCAACGACCCTGGCCGAAAGAATGCGGAAAATTTATTGACTCACTACCAGGGGGGAATATTCCGTTTACTGCTTAAAATGAACGAATTCCTTTCACAGGACTTTAATCGTTCAATAGGCAAAGTGGGGCAACCATTCCACAGTAAATTCCTTTCATCCTTTAAGAGGGGGGGCTTTAAAAACGTTCATAATATTTCTTGACTTGCAATTTACCATGCATTAAATTCATGCATGGAAAAGGATGTTGAACGGACTCATTTTGATTGCCTTGACTGCGGTCGAACCGTTTTCATCACCATCAACGATTGGGGTCATTATGAACTAAAAGGCTTTTATTGCCCTGATTGTCATTCATGCATTGCGAAAAAAAGGTATAAAATCAACATACCAGGCGCCAAGACTGTTTTTTACCACATAGGTGAAGCCCTGGGGGATGTCGTTGTTTTTGATGCAATCCGAAGAGCATACCTGCAGGACAATCCTGGTGAAGAGGTTGTTTTTATGCAGGCGGAGAGCCCAATCCCGCAGAATATAACAAAGTTTTTTATTTCAGATCTTCGCGTGAAGTCCTCTCTTTTTACCCAGGCGCCGCATTGTTATGAATACATCCTTATAAATGAAGTCACGATTTTAAGGCAAATGGGCATTTTCCCGAAATGGGATAAAATACAGAAACCAGACGTTGAACTTCCAGAGACATACATTGCGTTGCAATTGCGCAACGTTGCAAAGGCGGATTTCAAGAACGTGACCCCTGCCGAATCAATGCTGTTGTTTGAAATTTTGAATAAAAGCGAAATTCCGATTGTTTTAATCGGAAACGATGAGCCGATAGGGATAGAACAATACGCCAAGAATTTACTCCACGATTTACGATTCAAACTATCACTTGACGAAATAGCTTGTGTCTGCAGAAACTCGAAATTTACAGTATGTAAAGACTCAGGCATTGGGCATCTTGCAGGGGCTGCAGGTGGAAACATTGTAAGCTGGGGATTCGTCAATAAGAAATGGATGCCTTATACGGAAAACATGGGATTTTATTATATGAACACCATGCAAGATTTTATTGGATTTGTTAATTGCCTACGAAACAATCTCGGAGTAAATTAAAATGGAAACAATGGCAACTTGTCCGCATTGCAAAAGAACAAGAACATGGACTCGCAAAGGTACAGACCCAGGGTGCATCTGTGCAGCGCAACCAAAAAGATTCCATGATGTAAATTTCGGTGAATCTGTGAAACCTTTGCTGCAGACCAAACCGATTCCGCCGGCTGCCCGAAGAATGCGAAACACCATACCGATCGACGATAAAGTCGGTGAGTTTGAAAAGGTAGAGACAGAAGATGATTCCGACTTTGACAAATGAGTCCAGGCGGTTCTTTACTTTCCGCAATTCAACAGGGGTGGAGGGGGAATTTTTCGGGATAATTTTTGAGGAGCGGGGAATAAGGTTTCCAACAAACGACCCAGACAATGTGATGGATGGAAAAACAGTTTTTAAAGCCCCATCAGAATGTGCGGAATGGCTGATAAAATTTGAGGATGCAAAAAATATGAGAAATGTCGTTAAAAGCTACCAGGCGAACATAAAGGCATTCGAACCGTCCGATGAAGAATGGGCAAAGATGCTGAAAATAATTCCTGACCCTAACGCTTTCCAGAAAAGCGATTTCGTGGCAATCGATACCAGATTGGCGAACAACGTTATGGATCGGGATGCAGAACGTTTGTCACTTGGAGTCCTGCAGAGCTTCACCAAGTCGATTGTCGGAAAATCAAAGCTGAACAATCATAACTGGTTTAATACCGGTGAAGGTCGATTTTTTGATTCCAGGTTGCTGAAATACGATGATCCACAAGAGTTCAGCGAAACTCTTGGATTTGTACCTTACAAAAAATTCATAAACCACTTAAAAAGAATTCTTGACATCGAAGGCGGTCTATATTGGTTCGCTCCGAAATTCTATATGCACGTCATCGATTCTGATGCTATTACCAGGATGAAGGCAGGAGTGACAAGTCCGATGAGTATCGGATTTCGTTATCCCTTGCTTGTTGACGTGAAAGACGAAAAATCCGGCGAACTACTGTGGAGAGAATATCGCAATTCCGAAAACCAAGAGGCGGAAGCCCTTGAGGGGAGCCATGTTTTTCTCGGAGCGCAATATGGAGCGTCCAGCAAATTCTACAACGTAACCGATGAAAATTCCGGTTGCGAGGAGGAAAGTGAAATGCCGATTAATTTGAAAATGTCCATTGGTGAATTTACCCTGCAGGCTGACGGCGAAAATGCTGAATTCATTGCTGCTGTTGAAAGCAAGGTGCAGGAACTGGAGCAGGTGAAAACTTTGAACCAGTCACTCGAAACCCAAAAGGTCGAAGCTGAAAATGCAAAGGCAAAGGCCGAGGATGACCTTGCTGCCATGACTGCAGAGAATAACCAATTGGACGAAAAAATCAAACAGATAGAGGCGGAAAAAGATTCGCTGAAATCTGAGGTCGTGGAGATGATCCTGCAGAATACTTTTCAGGCAGGGCAAATGAAGTGGGATGAAGCCGATGGCAAGAGGGCTGAGCTTATGGTTCTGACCCCTGCAGAGCTAACGGAAAAACACAGATCTCTAAAGGGGAAAAAGGGAGCCATCTCTTTTGAGCCGAAACCGGAGAAACCTGCTTTGCCGAATTTCCATGACAGATCATTTATTTCTGATTAGAGAAGGAGATTCTTATGTCTACTTTACCGACAGTGGGTGGAGGTCAAAAAGGCGAACAGCTGACGTTGACGCTGACCCCTGATTCAGGTCTGAAAACGGCCATTGATGCTTTAATTGCTTTAGGCACCAAAGTTGAAGGAAAACTCATTCGACTTGGAACCGGTGCCAACTACCAGGCGGTCACTCCTGCAAATGGCGAGAAACCGCACGGTCGAATCCTGTGGAAAGAGAAAACTGCAACGTCCTACAAACTCACCTGCGAAATCTGGGGCTTTGAGGACGGAGGCGGAGATTTTCATCCGGCGACCAGGGTCGTGAATTTCGAATACAGCGGTTCACCGTCACGTGGAAATGGCGGTCTTGTTTATGGTGCAACCTATCGTCCTATCTATGGAGATGCATCGGGCATCGGTTACGTCATTGGAATCGATGTTCCGTCATCCGGTCGACTGGACATGCTGTTGTAAACCTGACGGCTGTAAACAACTTGAATTTTTAATTGATTATAATGGAGGCATCATATGCCAGAGATTTTTGTTCCGCGCGAAAACCCTCTTAACAAACCTGACTTCTGGTTAAAAGGGGTCTCGCTTGAGGAAGGGATGTATGCATCAGGAAAAGAGGATGGTATGACTTTTCAGATGCAACTTGAAAAAATCAAGTCAGAGAAAACAGGCACCGAATCTCCGTATTTCGGAATGACGGCCAGCGAAGTTTTCTTCGAGAAGAAGCGACTGCGGGAGCAGGGCAAGCAAGTCCCCCTCACTGCTGTTGATGAATGTTTTAAATACGCCGGCATTCCTGTGAGCGGCGCCAGGGCTGCAAAAGTCAACAAGGTTTACGAATATGCCGGCATTGATGTTGTTTTTCCGGCATGGGTCGGAGACCGAATTTATGCCGGCATGATGTTGAACTCGCTGGTTCCGTACCTTGTGACCGAACAGATAGACATCAATGCCCTGTCTTACCAGAAGCCCTATCTGGAAGATACTGAGGCGGATCGTGACCTCGGTGAGATCGGCCAGGGTGAGCAAATGGGTGAGACCAAAATCGTCATCGGTGAGCATACTGTTTATCTGACGAAATTCGGTCGTTACATCTCAGTCACTTACGAAGCCCTTGCAATGCAGTATTTAAATTTCTTCGCAACGTTCCTGCGTCGAGTCGGCCAGCAGATCGACCTCCGCAGAACTGACCGCCTGCTTTACATTGCTCAGAATGGCGATGGAAATTCAAATACTCCTGGAACCACAGTCGAAACGGCTGCCAGCGGAACCATTGCGGTGGGTGACGTCATAAAGTGGGCAACCGGATCACCGAGTCCGTACAAGACGAAAGTTTTTGTCGGTCGCAAGGCTCTGCTGCAGGAATACGCCACGACCATCGCAGGCATGGCGAATCCGCAGGTGCAATTCCAGGCAAGCGGGATTTCACTGCCGGTCGCATATGAATGGGATCGTGATGTCATCGGTGCCGATAACTTTGTCGGCTTTGATTCCGATTATGCGATGACCCATCTGACGAACGGCGGAATCATGGTGGAAACAGACAAGATCATCCGTAAACAGATCAATGGCACGGCGGTCAGCCATCGCGACACGTTCACGGTGGACGATAACCAGGCCATCACCCTGTTTGACGAAACTCATTAATTCACGATAAAACGACAGGAGAAAACGATGTGGGTCATTAGTTCGAAAGTATTACACATTCAGAATCCTTATACCAACGAACGGCTGGATTTCAGTCGCGAGATGGTAGATAAGGAGATTCCGCAGGAATGCGAAGCGAATTCGTTTTTTGCTGCGTACCTGCGAACTGAGGAGAAACCTGACAATCCGCTCACGCAATTGCATGACGACCAGGCTGCGGTCGATACCCTTGAAAAGTACATTTCGGAACGCGAGGGTGAAGTCGAAAAAATCAAAGCCGAAAAGAATCGTCTGATTGCGATGGGGGGGCTTGATGCTCTTGATGGGAGGCAAATCGTCGTCCCGATCCTTCCGAATTTCCGCAGAACAAAAAAGGAACCGGCTGAACGGCCGGCTCCCAAGAAACCTGCAGGCAGCAAAGGGAAGAAACCTCAGTGAGCTATAGAATAACAGCGGACAACGTCCGGAGGAGGCTCCGGACTATTCCGTCAGTGACTCTATCGGATGGGGACTTGTATTCCCCATCCTATATTCCTCTTGCAGAGGCGAAAATAGACCAATGGCTGACGAACAACAGTCTGACGTTTTCGGGTCTCACGGCCACACAACAGACTCTCTTGATAGGCGCCGAAATTGTGACCTGCTGCCTTGTTGTTTTGACGGAGGCACCGAATGAGGCGGTCAAAAGTGGAATCGTGAGCTTTACTCCGATTGACGCGCAAGACAGGGCGACGATACTTGACAAACTTGCAAAAGAACTGCAGGAGCTCCTCGGTCTGTGCGGAATCAAAAATTATGCGGTCGGAGGGTCTACCAGCGGAGGCGATGATTATATTCCTGACGGACTCGACAATCGGAATATAAACTGGTCAGACAACAATCTGAGCGTCTGGGACTTGTTTCCATGATTGAAAGATTATTGAGGCAACTGGCAACCAGGGGCATGGACTCCGTTCTGAATTATTCGGTCGGAACGTCATGCCCTTGTCGTTTATATGAAGATCCAGATAATCCGAGTTATTCACCGGAATGGCATCGCCTTAATCCGTCTGCTGAGAATTGCAATGGAAACCTTGTTATTTCATCGGTTTCTGTGCAGCGCAACATGAAAATATTCATCGGGAGCATCACGTCACTGGCGACCCTTGATACGGTCAAAAAATGGTTGGAAATAGGCAAAGCCGAAGCGAATGATTTCGCGGCGATTTGTGCTCTTGACGGAGCAACCAATGAAGTTCCCTCGATGGAAGATTGGGAAAATGATTTGAGTGCATACCTGCAGGTTGACGATGATCAATTTAAATTGATTTCTGTGGTGCCTATGGCTGCAGGTAATGAAAAGTATTATTTGACGCTGTTGAGAAAACTGTGAGCAAGCGACAAGTTAATATTGATAATTGGAAAAAAAAGATTCGGAAGATACGCGAGTATTATCCCAAGGACATGGCTGCAATGGTTACCCTGGGGAGCTTTACTGTCGCGAATCAAATAAAAGCGAATCTTCGTGGAACCGTATACAGAAAAGGGAGGCTCCCTGTCCGCAAGGTCAGCGGTCGGCTTTACGGAGCATTGCGGGAGAAAAGAGAATCGAAATATATAAAGCACATTTATATGGACAAGGATTCAGCTCCCTATGCTGTATTCGTGCAGTATGGAACGCGAAAATTAATGAAACGCGACTTTTTCGCAAGTGCATTCAAAGTGCATAAGGAAAACGTCATAAAGCTCTGGAAGTCCTCTTTAAAAAAGAGGATTCGTGATTATGCAGGTTCAAAAGGATGATAAGAAACCAGCGGATAATGAACGACACTCAGGCGATCCTTGTGGCCTTTTTAAAGTCACTCGGTTCACCATGGAGCGGATACGATATTCTAAAGTCGTTTCCGAACATAGAGCAAGGTGAAGAACTTAATCGTCCGATTATATATATCCAGCCTCCATTTTATATTGAAGCTGCCATCCTTGCCCAGGGCTCTTCAAATCATAAAGGACGGTGGCGAGTTGATATTGGGATATGGAATGATGAAAAAACAGGTGGTAAAGCGGAGAACTCTATAATCTGTTCAGAGCTTAATAACCTGCTGCTGACAAGTCCGACAGTTTATACCAGCCAGTTCACTGTGACCCTGGGGACGGATACGTACACAAATAAAACATTAAAATATTTCGGGATTGCGATTGATAAAATAAGCAACATGCAAGACCTGAGCGATCCGAGTGCGATGGATTTCCGCACGGAGATGAGCGCAGATTTAATCATTTAGAGGAGATTTTTTATGGACTACACATCATGGCTCGAAGCCCCATCTGAGGACGATGTTCTTATGGGTAAAAACTCATTGCATCGCATTTGGCGACTTGGTGCTTCGGTCGCGGCGCCTTTGACCCCTGCCTATGTTGAAGGCATCCAAAACGCGACTCCGACGCCTCTTACGGCTGGTTCGACAAAAAACGTTTTTCAGGAAGGTGCGGGAGATGAATATACGGAAGTCAAAAGCCAGTGGAAACACGAATTGGCTGTTGACATCCTTGCCGGAAAATTGTTCGCGTTCATGGCTCAACTGTACGGAACCACTTTTGGAGGTGCAGGTTATTACGGCCAGGCGACCAGGGCAAAGTCGATTCCGATCATCACCTGGGAAACGGAAATGCGCGAAAGCGATGGAACCCACAAGTATACGAAAGTATATCCGCAGATGATTTTGAAGGAATGGGAAGAAAATACTCCAATGGAGGATAATCCTTCAACTTTCACTTTCTGGTCGAAGCGCGATCCGTTCCGAATCTATGCAGGTGCAGAGCTTGTCATTGATCGGTTCACTGCGAATGGGAGCAGCGGTTCATTCACGTTGTCCTCGACCCCTGTTATTCTCTTTGATGTGACCAACGAGGAAAATGAGGACTTCCTGCTGAATAATGTCGTTTCATGCATCACCAAGACAACGGCTCAGGTCTACGGTTCCAGGGTGACCAGCGGAGCGACATGCGTTGGAACGACATTCACTTTAACGCCGACTCCTGCAGCGGGAACAATCGTGACCGTCACTTACGCCAAAGCAACCGCCTGAGGTGATTAATGATTGAGTACACAACGGACGATTTTTTAAGGGCTGCAGCTGTTATGACCAGCTGCCACATTGAACCGAAATGCATTTTCCTGACAGAGGAGCTCATTGGAGACCAGAAAACACCAAAGGCAAAAATGAAATTCGATGTTGACGAAAATGTGGTTATGACCTTAAATTCACGCGAGATGAGTGTCGAGCCCATTGCATATGGGCTCACACTCAGACGCTTAAAAAACCAAGTTTTTAAAATAATCGAAAAAAATAAGGAATTAATTAATGAGTCAAAAAACCAAAATCCGCAAAATTGATATCATCCAATCGGCTGATCGTTACAGAAAAGTTTTCGTCGATTTTGAGATTCCGATAAGCGATACGGATTCCGTCAGGGCAAGGTTGTCGTCTCCTGATATTTATTCGATTCAGGAAGAGCGAATCCTTGTATTCCATGAAAAACTTGCAAAGACCATTGAAAAAGGGCTGGACAAACTTCCGATGAATGAAGCGAAATGGGAGGCAGACCTTGAGAACGCAACGAAGGAAGTCAAGGCGACCCTGGAAAAGGAAAAGCCGAAAAATCTGGCGGAACATATTGCCTATGATTTAACCAGGCAGATCGTCGTCCTTAACATTATTCCAAAATTTCTGACAGATCCTGAAACAGGTGAAAAGCTGTTCCCGACAGAGGAAGAACAGAAAATGTTCAGCGAACTAATGGGATCGAATCTTGAATTGCTGCGTTTATGCGCGGATCAGTATGTTCAACTTGCTCAGATTGTTGCCAGTATTACAAAAACAGCAAAAAACTGATCGAGTCCCGTTCTTTTGAAGAATGGGAAACTCGGCTGCTGTTATACAAACATTATAGGTATGAAAGCCCATTTAGCCCTCAGTTAATCATGGATTCAAATGACCCGATTCGTAGGGAACTGCTGCTGACCAGTATAGAGGAAGAAATAATTGAACCGGAAACAAATGACATTTTGAGGGCTTTTGATATTTTCATTAGATTGTTCCAAAGCGCAAATTTTAAAGGGAAGCCGAAATCGATTCTAACCAAAAAAAGGAAAAAAACAGTAAAGACAGAGCAGGTTTATGAGAATGGAAAATTCAAACCTTACAAGGTGGTAGGATGAACATCTGGGGAAGCGGAAAATATGACATTGAAGCAACCATCGGAATTACCGGAACCGAGAAGTTCACCAATGATTTAGAGAAGGCAAGCGCGGAAACAGACAAATCCGCTTCGAGGATGAATCTCGCTCTCAACATGGCCTTCGCTGCTGCAGGGGCTGCTCTGTACGCTGTTTCAACTGCTGCAGCTGAATTCGGCAGTATAATGAGAAATGTTTCGACTCTCGTCGATGATGAGGCAATGCCGGCGTTTGAGAGATTAAAAGCCGAGACGCTTGAACTTTCATATACGTTGCCCAATACTGCTGTTGCTTTGAGCGATGCCTTGTATCAAGTTGTATCCGCAACAGTTCCAGTCGAGAAATCGCTGATGATGCTTGAAGCGTCAGCAAAAGGTGCATCCGCAGGGGTCGCGGATACAACGGAGACGTTCAACTTTTTCAGCGCCGTCATAAAAGGGTATGGGTATGAATGGGAGGAAGTCGGGCGAATTTCAGACATAACTTTTCAGACCATAAAGTTGGGTCAAACCACAATGGCGGAATTGTCTACTGAACTTGGTAAAACAATTCCGCTTGCATCGGCTCTGGGTATTAGATTTGAAGAGGTTGCCGGCGTTTTAGCAACTTTGACAGGTGTGACCGGCAATACTGCTGAAGTTACGACTCAAATGGAATCTTTGATGACTGCGTTCATTAAAACCAAAGATGAGATGGGAAGATTTTTTGACGAACTTGGTGTCGGAAGCGGAAAAGATTTTATCCAAAAAGTAGGCGGTCTCCAGGGGGCTTTGCAGGCAATGGCAGATTATACTAATAAATACGAAATGTCTATTGGAGACCTGTTAGGCAGGAAAGAAGGCATTGTCGCATTTTATGCTTTAACAGGCCATCTCTCGGATGACCTTGCAGAAAAGACTGCTGCGATGTATTCATCAATGGGAATGACAGAGCGGGCTTTTGGATTGCAGATGGATGGCCTGGGCAAGCAATCACAGATATTTAAGAATATTGTGACAGGTGCTTTTATAAGCATAGGCACCGAAGTCAATTCGCAGATGAAGAAAGTTTTTTATCTGCTTAACCAATATCCTGGATTGATCCAGGGAGTAGTGACCGGAATCACCAAGATGACTGTCGCACTTGGAGCCCTTGCTGTTTCTGTAAAAGCATTTCAAGGACTGAGCTATCTGCGCCTTCAATTATTGACGGCTCCATGGGCACCGATTGCGATTGCGATCGGTACGGTTACAACTGCAGTTATCGCCCTTTATACAGCGTCTAAAGTCCTGGAACAAAAAAGGACGGAAGCAATCACTTCGATAGGTGACGAATACTTTGCTTTAAAAGATTTGGAGGCAAGTTACAATATAATCAAAGCATCCTATGAGAGAACTGGATTGAATCAGGAAGCTCTTGAAAAAACCACATCCGCATTGAAGGATGCTTACGAAAAACTCGGATATAAGGTCTCAGACGCTGATTTGGCTTTTGGAAATTTATCGTCTACTTTGCAACAGCAAAAAATTGACGAGGTGCGGGATAAAATTGAAGAAGTCAACAAGAAACTTGAAAATACCGCTAACGTTAGTAACTCTGCGGGTGTTGGCTTTGGTGCTCTTACGACCAATATGGCTAATAACCAATATACCACAGCTTTGAAAGATGAACTAAATCTGCTGAACGCTGAACTACTCGAATTGGAAGGTGGAAGTAAAGTAGCAAAA